GATTTGGAGATCGTGGCACGCTTCCAGCTGAAACGGCTGGCGCGGGACGCACGCAGCATCGAGGGCGACAGCGGCAAGGGCTCGCCCCAGGCGAAGGCCGCTTGGCGTCACTTCTTCGAGATCCGCGACAGCTGGATCGAGTGTGGCCAGCTCGGTTCCACGGAGCTGGACAACGCCCAGCTGATCCGCTTGGGTCAGCGCGGCATTCGCCGCTTCAACAGTCTCAAGCCGGCTCTCAGGGCCGCACGCAAGGCCGTGGCCGGCGTCAAGACCATCGTGCGCAACGGCGACAATCCCAAGTATTGGGAGGTCGAGCATGCCCCGGGCCAGACGCCGTCTTGCAGCGTCTACATGCACCCGCACTTCTTTGAATACTGGATCTACCCCGCCGGCGTCACGCCCAAGAACACCGCTGGCTGGATCTGCACCTTTCAGTGGCACCCCCAGCGCATTCTTTGCCACTCGCCCAAGAACGTTGATCGCATCCACGAAGACCTTGTGGAAGCACGCAAGATACCCTTCACCGTCACGTTTACCACAGACCGCACGAACGCGGACGCCTACGGCGAAATGGTCATCCGTGCCTTTACGCAAGAGGGAGCGGAGCTGCTCTTCCGCGAAGCTGGCTCGGATATCCCGGGCCTGGAGATGATTGACTGTGCTCCGAATGACGGTTCGGACGTGGACGCCAGCACCACCTCTGGCTACGATGGAGATGGTCTTATCCCGATGCTTCTATCCCGCAAGGTAGACAGCGGCGCTTCCTACGACGGCGGCTACGCTGACGACTATACCGATTATGCACTCGAAGCCGTGGCCGCTCAGATGCATGAAGCGTTCGCTGTAGCGTAAGCTCACCGCCCGGGTAGGCTCTCACAGCTACCCGGGCTCTCTTTTTGATCGCTTACCCCGTAGCGTGCTACGCGCCTCGCTGCGCTCGGCGCGGCACGCAGGGAGAGTAGGAGGCTTTCGTGAGACGTATTCTCGGCTACATCCTCTTCGTCACTTCGCTGCTCATGGCTGTGTGTGGAGCACTCGCTCTTGGAGCGTGTCTATTCTACCTCAAGTAACACATTCCAAACCCAGCTTAATATGAAGTTTTCATTAGTGAAGTAACCAATCTAACTACCATCTCTACCAAGGAGTTATCCCCCATGAAACTCGCAATCAGCATCGACATTTCCGGCAACCCGCTGGAAGCCGCCAAGAAAATGCGCGATTCAATCGTTGATGGCGCACAGGAAGTAACCCGCAAGGCACAGAAGCTCACCCAGGACTGCCAGGACGCCATCGAAGGCCGCAGGGCCAAGAAGGAGTATATGGAGTGGGCCGAGCAGATGTGGGAAGAGGGCCACGTCGAAGTCAAGGACTCGCCCATGCTCCCCAAGGAGGAGATCTATGGATAAGCCTCAGCGTTCCGAGAAGGAGATCCTCGACGAGATGCTCCCGCTACTCAGCAACATGTGGTGCCTCGATCTGGTCTACTTGAAGTGGGACCAGAAACAGAAGTGGATCAAGCTACAGGAACTGCTCAACGAATGGACAGGAGCTGATATCCGATGCTAACGATGGCCGCAGTAGTCGCTGTGATGAGCTGGTGGATCGAGCTGATGCTCGTGTGCAAGCTGGACTGGTATAAGAACCTGTTGTGCCGGTCCTCAACCGCTAACATCGTGAGCAGTCTGGGTATCAGCTGGCTGCTGTCTCAGGCATTCTTTGCTCACGGTATAATTGTGCTCATGGCCGGTGCGATGAGCAGCTTACTCAGTTGGCTCACCTACCGCGCCTGGGCCCTCGTAAGGAGATAGTCATGATCGTAGAGTATAACGTCTACGTCGCCTACTGTGTGGAGAGACACTACATCCCCGAACGGGGCGATGACCCCGACAAGGAGGAGTGGGACACTGTGTTGGACTACTCCGACACCGAAGATAGCAAGCTCGGCGTCTACGACTCCCAGGAAGAGGCTGAGGAGGCTGGATGCCGCTACTTGCCTTAACCCCAGGAGTCTATCATGCTACTTATCGTATCCGGTTCCCGCAGTATAACCGACATGAACCTTGTGTATCCGGTGCTCGAACGTTATCTTCAGAAGCACCCTGAGATCAAGTTCATAGGCCACGGCAACGCAAGTGGCGTGGACACCCTCGCAGGGCAGTATGCCACCGACCACGGCTACCAGGAGGTCAAGTTCCCTGCCAACTGGCGTGGCCACGGCAAGAAAGCCGGCCACATCCGCAACAAGTGCATGGCGCTGCTGTGCAAGGAGTGCTGCTTTCTCGCCATCTGGGATGGTGAGAGTAAAGGCACCAAGGATATGTTCGAGCTGGTCTCGGACCACTACGAACTCGTCATCAAGCCCTGGAAGCACATCAAGCTCGTCTACCGAGAGGAGGATGTCCATGCAGATCAGGATGCTGGAGGGAGTGAAGGAGAAGCTCAGGAGCCTGATGGCTCCGGATCGTAACACCCAGGAGGTGCATCGCTTCGGCAATCGCTTCCGCGATCCCCTGGCGGTGAGCAAACGCTGCCGCAAGCGGTATGTGCGCCAGCGCATGGCGAAGGCCAGCCGTCGCGCTAACCGATAGGAGACATGAAGTGGCGACAGTCAAGAGGTATCTCAACGAAGAGCTGCAGTACCTCATTCAACGAATGGAGGGCCACATGGCAACCGAGTCGTTCCCGACCGAGAAGGACCGCGTCATCGAGAGCCAGGAGAAGTATATCCAGCAGCTGCTGTGCGAAGTGCGGGAGCTGCGCAACATCAACGAGGAGGCCGGTCACGACCTTCAGGAGCTGCACGAGAAGCTGGAGCCCCTGGAGGAGGAGAGAGACCGCCTCAAGGAGACGGCGCTCACCTACAAGGACGCCCACGAGAAGATCGTGGAGACCGCCCGTAAGCAGAAGGAGCAGCTCCAGGCGCACGATATGGCGTGCGACTGCTGCAAGCATATGTGCGAGACCTGCGGCGAGACCAAGGAGCTGCGGGAGGAGCTGGCCAAGGAGAAGGAGGACCACCAGCGTCTCTCCGACGACTGGCATCGCCAGCGCAACCTCGTCACCGACCGGGACCGGGTGATCGGAGAATACTGGCGCGAGATCGAGAAGGTAAAGCGCGAGAAGAAGGATATTCTCGACACCCTGGAGCGCCGCGAGAAGGATGTCGGAACGTGGTTTGACAAGGCTCAGTCCGCACAGGACCATGCCAAGATCCTCGAAGGCGATGTCAAGTCCCTCACCGCTGAGAATCAGGACTATTACTGCGCCAACCAGGATCTCACCAAGCACGCCGAGCACCAGCAGCGCATGATCGACAAGCTCGTCGAGGAAAAGCAGAATCTGGTCAGCCAGCGCGATGAAACCGTGGAGGAGAACGAGGAGCTGGCACAGCGCAACAAGAACCAGTGCGACTTCCTCAAGGAGATGCGCGAGGAGAAGATCCGGATGGAGAAGGAGTATCAGGCTCTCCTCACCAGCTGGAAAGAGGCCTGCAAGAACTGCATGAGGCTGTCGCTGGAGAACGATGAGATGCGGGTCCAGATCGACCAGCTGGCCGGTAAGCTCCGGAACGCGCAGAACCGCGTGCACGAGCTGGAGAGCGGCGATGAGCTGGCCAAGCTCTACGACCGCATCCACAACCTGGAGGCGTCCGAGCTGGACAAGGTGCGCCAGATCCAGCAGCTTCAGTGCGAGAAGCAGAGTGCCGTGGACCGCATGGTGATCGCAGAGGATCGCCTGGAGGATGCACGCTGCTCGATGGCATCATGGCTCGACAAGACCGAAGGTGGTTCGTAGCCTGGAAACTACTGATGTGGATGAGTGCTCTGCTGCTCATCCACATCTTCTCACGATGGGGGTGTTGACATGAAGAAGAGAAAGGTGAAGAAGCACTGGTACAAAATCACCGTCATCGCCTGCCCCGTCTGTGGAAGCGAGACGGTTTACCGTGAGCGCGTCTACGGCCGCAAGCCGAAGAAGTACTGGAGCTGCCATGAGTATCTGGAGCACTGGGACTACTGCAACGCGCTCTGAGGAGGCCGACATGCCGAGATACAAAGGAGTGGTGGAGCTGGAGGTGAGAGAGAGCTACGATCTGATCCCCACCCTGGATGGCTTCGAGACGGAGGACGACGCCATCGAGAAGGTGAAGGAGATCTGGAACCGAGGCTTCAGTCACCGCGGAGTCTTCGAGAAGATGCACGCGGAGGTGTTCGACTGGCAGTTCAGCGTGCGGGAGGTAGAGGACGATGCAGACTGAACACGACCATCTCCGAACCCGGCTTCTACATGAAGTGGAGAAGAGTGAGAAAAGGGATCTGGTGCAGATCCGACGCAACAGCTGGAATCGAGATTTCGAGCAGCTGATGCGCAACCGGCTGGTGATGGGTGCGCTGCGCTACGGAGAGCACGCCCCTGGGCTCATCGAGCCCCACCGCTGGTCTCACGGAGAGCGGATGTATCGACTACTCGAGCTGTATGAGAAGGAGGGCAACCTCGAAGCCCTGGTCGATCTGGCGAACTACTGTATGCTGGAGTGGGTGAACTGCGAACACCCGAAAGCACACTTCAGTCCCGTTGACGACGGGATTCTCGACGGCACGCACTGTCACAGGAGGTGAGTATGACCAAATACTATCCCGATGAGGGATGGATCATCATCAACGATGAGTATCTGCGGGTCGAGAAAATCCACAACTACGGCTGGACCATGCTGGAGCTGGAGGACAAGACCGAATGGTACTTTTTCGAGGATCACGACGCAGCCGGCGAAGCTGCGCGTGAATACTGGGCTGACATGGCAGAGAATGACCCAAGCGAGTTCGCCTGCATCGTAGGTGAACAAACGCTGATCGCCTGGGCTCTGAACCAGTCTGCCGGGCCTGGAAGCGTTCAGGTGCACAATCTGGAGGAATGGCTCGATCTCTGGCTCAACACACCAGAGGAACAGTGGGCCAGCTACGATGGGGAAGAGATCGAGGGAGTGTGCCTGTCTCCCCGCCTGTGCGAGAGCCTGGGAGTGGACTACGACAAGTCCGCGGCGAACACCTGGGTTGTCTACCGGCATAACTGATCTCCCCCAGGAAGGAAACTCCTCATGGGTAAGCGGCGTGATGCGACACCCGAACTGGATGAGAAGGATGAGGATCTGATGGCTACGCTGACTGCCATCATCTTCGTGTGCAAATCACAGTCCTTCCAGTTCAGCAGTAAGCCGGCCGAATGCCTGGAAGCGTCCGTGCAAGAGGCGCGAGACGTAGTCCTGAGAATTAAGGCATACGACTGGGTTACATGAAGTGGAAGAGACAAAAGACGGGGAAAGAGCTTCCCCACCCACCATCACAGAAGGAGGAACCACATGTTCCAGCAGGTTATTCTCGTCGGCAACGTGGGTCAAGACCCCGAGTTGCGACACACCACGAACGGAAACGCCGTAGCGAACTTCTCCCTGGCCACGAACCAGCGGATCAAGGGCGAGGAGCGCACCGAGTGGCACCGGATCGTATGCTGGGCGAAGCTGGCCGAGATGGTGGCCGAGCACGTCCAGAAGGGCTCCAGTGTGCTCGTCACCGGAGAGCTGCGCACCCGGGACTGGGAGGACAACGAGGGGACGAAGCGCTACACCACGGAGGTCCACGTCCGCGACTTCCGGTTCGTCGGCAAGCGGTACAGCGCCGATGAGGCCGAGGACGACGACGACGACATTCCGTTCGACGTATAGGAGCGGGACAGCAGGGAACCCGGGCCGGGAGATAACAGGCTCCCAGTCGATGGCCCCAGGTGCAGGGGAACCGCGGCTGCGTTCGGGGGAGCGCGTTGAGCTGCGTGTGCCTGAGCGGTTCCCTGCTGCTCAAAACCCTTTTCACAGGAAGGGCTTCCCTACTATGACCTTTCAAGGAGATGCAGATTACTATGAAATACACGACGAGCTGGATGTCGGGTCTCTTATCTTCTTCCGGTGCGCTGCCGAGCTTAGGACTGGTGCTCCTGATGTGGTCTGCCGACACGCTCATCTCGCACCTGATAGCGCGACGTTACAAGCGATTATCTGGGACACCCACACCGTTTGGCGCAAGGAGTGTGGGCAACTCATCTCGTTCCCAGTCCCCGAGATTCCCGACCCCCCAGTACCGTCTGAAGAGGACATCGTTTTCGCGTAATTGAGCGGGGCATTCCCGCTCACGCAGGGGAGGTGCTCTGAACACCACCTTCTACTGCTGGCCGGGGGGAGGCGTCCCCCCCGGCCACCTTTTGAAAGGAGAGGCCATGATACCCGATATGCCGGAGCACATCCGACACCAGATCCTGATGGAGATCATGCTCGAACAGGACCGACTGGTCTCGAGCATCGAGCACCGCATGGCGCGGAACAACCCCATCTACGTGTCGGACGTGAAGGCGCTGTGCGAGACGCTGCACTACATCCGCACGACGCTGCGTAGCAATCAAGATCTGCCGATCCCTGAGCAGGGTAGCCGGCGTACCACGCAGGGTGTGCGTGCCGGAGCCCGTAGCGACTGGCTCAAGGCGCTCCGCAGACAGCTGGAGGTGGTGAGCGATCCCCAGCTCCGGTTCACCACGCCTCAGCACCGGGAGAGCGCAGCCGGGACGCATATCCGATGAATCCCTACTGTATACTCCTTTTCGTGTTTATTGCCTGGGGCGCAAGTATCGCGCCCTGGTTTCACATAGGAGACCGTGATGAGTCACGACATGATTCCCATTCCGCTGGACGATGAGAAGGAGCTGATCGAGGAGCAGGACGGCACCCTGGCCGGCTTCGTCGATCAGGAGCCCGTTGTCAACCTCGAAGCGGCCGAGAGCAGCCTGGAGAAGATCGCCTACTGGCAGGCGGTGATGAAGCGGGACGAGGAGATTGCCCGTGTGCGAATGGACAAGATCCAGCTCTGGCTCTCCCGTCGCGCAGAGATGGTGCAGAAGAAGATAGACTGGCACCAGCACATCATCACCGAGTACATGAAGGTGACGAACACGCGCAAGCTGGATCTGCCCTCGGGCAAGGTCAACACCACGAAAGGCCGCAAGCGGGTCGAGATCGTCGATGAAGGCGATTTCATGCGCTGGGCTGAGGAGCGCGGAGAGCCGGGGTATATCCCCTTCATGCTGCCTCCGAAGGAGCCCAAGCCGGACAAGAAGCAGATCATGGAGTATATCAAGGAGACCGGCGAGGAGCCCCCGGGTGTCGAACTGGTGACATCTGGCGACAAGGTCAACTTCAAGCCCGGTGCGGTGAAGGAGATCGCCACGGAGCAGGAGTTCTTCGAGGAGGACGACTACGATGGCCAGCCCACCGAGCAGCAGGAGAACGAAGACTTCGCCCAGGACGACGACTGGCACAACCTGTCGGCATCGGACATCCTTTGAGGTCTGGTGCGGCCGGCTTTACGAGAGCCGCTGGATCGACTACCTTATCTACGTAATCAACCTCGTCTGCTTTCTGGCAATCCTCTTTTTCATAGGAGGTGTAGTATGGAGAGAATAGCTGGCTAAAGCATGGCTCACCAAGAACGGCTACTTCCTCGACGGCAAGTGGCACAGCTACGAGAATCCTGAGTCCCTCTACATCTGGTTCACGATCAAGCAGACGCGAGGTTGGGAGGGACACCAGATCAATATTGCGAATCTGGTGCAGGAACGCCTGTCACATGAAGAGGAAGAGTTGAAGAGGGTGAGAAACGACGCATTCGACAGATCGGAGGAAGAATGCCGAAAGGAATCCGAGTTGGCGACGGCCAGGAGATCTACGTCGCAGAGGTCGACTTCGCAGACAAGATCCACGAGATATTTTTCCGTGAGATCGTTGCTTCCGCGATGGCTGGTGTCTCTGATCTCCGAAAAACTCTTAACTTCCTTGTCCAAGATCCGCGCGTACACGCCGTCCTCACGGAGATCTACGAAGAGGACGCGATACAGGCGTTCCAAGACGAATGGGAAAGGAGTCAGTGATGGAAGCGGAATTTCGCAGGAACAAGCTGGCGCTGATGGCGCTGTGGGAGCTGATCGAGCAGAACGAGCTGGTCCCCCACTACGCGGCCGGGGAACAGCGGATGGTGCAGCGGATCGAGGAGGAGGTCATCAATCCGATTTATTCGGCTGAGGACAGCAGCAGCTGGGTGCTGGAGCTGGATGAGGTCGAGAAAGGAGGTGCATTTTGACGATATGGGAGAAGTTGGCAGCGCCCTTCCCACCGGAGAAGATCTCCTGGCGGGTAGGACAAACGTCCAAGGACAAGAAGAAGGTCATGATGCTGGCCTATCTGGATGCCCGGGACGTGCAGGATCGCCTGGATGAGGCCGTGGGCCCGTTCAACTGGGGGCACAGCTTCGAGGAGGTGAAGGGAAGGATCGTCTGCAACCTGACGGTCTTCATCGACTCCGAGACCGGGGATCTGGAGGGCCGGAAGCGGATCGCCGTCACGAAAGCGGACGGTTCGGACGATACCGACATCGAGGGCGAGAAAGGCGGTCTCAGCGGAGCCTTCAAGCGTGCGGCCGTGCACTTCGGTATCGGGCGGTATCTCTACCACGTAGAGAGCCCCTGGATACCCGCGGAGGACGTGAAACCGTGGGAAATCGCGGAAAGGAGCCTCAAGAAGCTCCGTGCGGTACTGCCGAAGCCCAGGAAGGCCCCTAACAAGCCCACCACGGCCTCCGAGCCCAAACAGGAGAAATCACCGCCCCAGAAGGCTGAAGCCGCTCCTGGCAAGGCTGAGGCCGCTCCAGCGGCCAAATCCAAGGAATCTGTCGACGAGTTCGTCGATAGGAAGGAGAAGGAGCTGGCTGCCAAGGGGCGAGAGCCCGAGCCCACAGGTGCTCCCGAAGGAGAGCAGCCGTGGGAAAAGGTTCGCAGAGCTGTCCCTGAGTGGTCTCCTTTCGATGGCACGTACTTCCGCGGAAAGAAAGGAGGTGATCCTGGGTTTCTCGATCTTGCAGGAGACCATAAGAAGCGGATCGGTCCCCGTCTCTATTATAAAGTCCTTGGGGGATTCAACCTCAAGAAAGCCTCGCAGGTGGCTAAGACCAACCGAAAGCAGCAGGGCAAGATCCTCGGCTACCTCGCCGCCATGCCCGACCAGGACACGGTCCAGGGCTTCGCGGCCAACGCGGAGCTGATCCTCCGAGCGGCGAAGGAGACCAAGGACGAGCTGCTCATCGAGTCCATCTGCGAGAAGATGGCCGAAGTGGGTGAAAAGCCCACCAAGAAGCGGTGTCTCCAGATCCTCGACGAGCTGGAGATCATCATGGGCGCGGACAGCGCCCTCAACGGAGGAGAAGATGAATAACATCTTCGAACAGATCACCGAGCAAGGCGGCAACTACACCGCTGCCGCCAGCAGCATCATGGCCCTGTTTCAGATGCTCAACGACGAGGAGCGCAACCGCCTCATCGACGAGCTGGTGGACTACTACGCCGACCATCTGAAGCAGCCGGCCGATCTGCCCATGCCGCCCAGCGACACGTTCACGGTCCTGCCGACCAGCGGTGAGGGCAAGCGGGTCAACGGCAAGGTCACGGGCCCGGTGCTGCGCCGCTGGATCACCAGCACCATGCCCACCGGGGTATGGATGACGTGCCGGGACATCCAGCGAGAGACCGGCATCCCGCACACTACCGTGCGTCAGTGGTTCGAGCGTTTCCTGACCCACGCGGCGCTGCCGTTGGAGAAGGACTGGCAGCTCACCAAGAACGGCAAGATCCGGAAGATCTGGTTCCGGAAGACGCTCACGGGCAGGAGGACGGCATGAATCAAGTATGCGTCTCCTGCGGAGCTGGCGAACGCTACAAGCAGGATGACTTCTGCTTGAACTGCGGTTGCAAGCATGGCTTCTTCCGCGCCACCGGGCGAGAGCAGGAGGATGTGCGTGCCTTTCTCGAAGCGCACACCGCCAGCGATCCGGCCAAGGCGTATCTGATCTGCTGCGCCTGCGGCATCCCGGCCACCAAGCTGCGGAACATGGTACACGCCATGCGCTGCCAGGGCTTGCCCATCGGATCGGGTCCGGAAGGCTACTTCTGGGCACGCACCCGGGATGAGCTGACCAGCACCCTCGACCAGCTGCGCGGCCGGCGCGACAAGCTCTCGCTGGCCCTGCTGGGCCTGGAGGAAGCCCGAAAGCATCTCTGAAAGGTTTCGGGCAATTTTATCTGGAAAGGGCCGGGGTTTCAAAACCTCGGTCCTTTCGCATATATATGGAGTTTATGCCATGGTACGTATAAAGAGATTCACTCTGGCCCGAGAGACGGAGATCCTCGATAAGGCGCTATCTACGTGGGGTGCGCCAGCTCAGGTGGGGCAGTTGGTCGAAGAACTGGGTGAGCTTTTAGCTGCGGTCAACCGATTCAATCGAGGTCGCGTCCTCGGAGCCGGAGTAGCCGAAGAGATTGCGGACGTTCGCATCATGCTCCGACAGCTGGAGCGACTGCTCAACATCGAAGAGACCGTGGCGAAATTCCGCAACACCAAACTGTCTCGGCTGGAATCGAGACTGAAAAAGGAGGAGTCAGATGGCGAACGAGTGGAAGAGGGGGCTGTTCGAGAGGGCCGTAGCGCAGATAGCACACCGGCCTGACATGGGCTACACCACCCCAGAGGAAGCGATGCTCTGCGGGTTAGCCTGCGTGCTGGAGAAACTGGAGGAGATGTCGAAGCCTCGTTGTCCCTCGCCCAGCGGCACCTGTCATCCGATGGCCTACGCGCTGCCGGATGGGGAGTCGCTGGTTTTCTGTTCCTACTGCGGCAAGTTGATGCCCGATACGGAGGCCCTCTGATGGGGAATGTTCCTGCTGGAAAGATCAACTGGACCTGTAAGCTACTGGCACCCGGCCTGCTGCAAGTACGGTTCCCGCTATGGAAAGGGAGACCGCGCTTCCTGATGACCGCCGACCAGCACTTCGACAGCAAGCTGTGCGACGTGAGTATGCTGCACCGACACTACCATCAGGCCCGTCGAGAGGGAGCTGGCATCATTCAGGTGGGGGACTGGTTCGATGCCATGCAGTCGGCCGACGATCCCCGGCGCACCAAGATGGCGCTCAAGGATGAGCACACGCGCACACCCTACCTGAACGAGCTGATTCAGAGCACGCTCAAGTTCTGCCAGCCGTTCAAGGATAACCTCCTGATGTGGGGTTACGGCAACCACGAGACAGCCCTCTGCAAGAAGATGGACATCGACCTGATCATGGAAACGGTCGAGCGACTGCGAGAGAAAGGCTCCCCGGTCGAGCGCATGGGTCTGCGCGGGTTCATCATCTTCCGAGGCGAGAAGAAGAATGGCCGGCTGGTCAAACAGTGGGTCATGGCTTTCTCGCACGGTGCTGGGGGCGGGGGCGAGGTTACGAAAGGGACCATTCGTAGCGCCCGACGCGCTGCGTACTATCCCGATGCCGATGTGGTGGTTGCCGGCCACATCCACGAGGCATGGACGCTGGAGATCCCTCGCGTTCGGGTCCAGACCGGTGGGCATCACCGGCACATCTATCAGGACACTCAGTATCATGTCCAGCTGCCCACCTACAAGCAGGAGTATAACCCCTCGGGGCTGGGCTTCCACCACGACAAGGAGCGTCCTCCGAAGCCGCTGGGTGGCTACTGGATCGAGTTCGGCCTGATCGACCACTCCTTCAAAACCTCCCTGGAGAAGGGGAACGAACCTACCTACGAACCCTTCGTCAAGATCGAGAGGGCTGTCTGATGTTGCCGAAACCCTGCGAGTCCTGCCCCTATCTGGCGAAGGTGAGAGAGGCCGTGTCCGGTAACTTCATCATCGAGCGCGATGAGATCATCCACTTCCCGATGTGGAAGTGGTGGAAGCTACAAGAGGCTCTCCGATGGAAGCCTCCGGACGTGGTCGTCGGACAGGTAGCCGGCTAACAGAAATACGCACCCTGCGTAACGCAAGGTGCGTATTTTTATGTACTGGGGTGAGGTGGAGAATCGAACTCCTCTGCCACGTCCACAGCGTGGTGTGCAATGCCTTTACACCAGCCTCACCTCGCAAATCCCATCAGCTCCAGGGCTGCTTGGCCAGGATCACCTCGATCCGCAGCCGCGCCGGCCCGACCGGCCCTCTTCGCTACCGAAGGCATGGTCACTTCCTGCATCGCATCCTCTACCTGTCCGGAGAGTAGGTCGATCAGCGCATCAGCCGGTGGTCCCCCGACATCCGTCAGGTTTCCGCTGGCTACATCGCCTACCAGCTCGGGGAAGGGGTGCTCACCCAGGCGAGTCGCGCCCGACGCGCCGATTCCCTGCGCGAGACCGTAGCCTACGCCGGCCAGGGACAGGTACGCCAGCAGGTGCCGGCCCAGTGGGGCGCTGTCCCCCTTCAGGGCGCGGTCGATCAGCTCCGCGGTGAAGCCGATCTGGTGAGACGCGAAGCTCCGGAACATCAGCAGCATCCGCAAGCTCGACGGGCGCATCATCTCCGGAGCGCCAGCTCGAGTATAGGAGAAATGCACCTTGTTCGTCAGCATACGGGCACGCACCACGCTCTCGTCGTGCGGCAACCCGTCGCTGCGGAACTTGTCGTAGGCTCCCAGGTAGGTGGAGCTGCGGTTGAACCGCTCCGACCAGCTGGCCGGCTTCATGGCGATCTCCTCCAGCTGCCCCGCTATCCCCAGGCCCTGCTGCATGAACTCACGCGCCTCGGGCGTGTCCTGCAACACCTTCCCCTCGCGCAGCAAGGTGCTCACCTTCCGGCCGTGAAGTGCGTCGTCCCCGCGGTTGAGGGCGTGCGTGATGCCCTTCTCGGTCCACTCCACACCCAGCTCCGGCACGGTGTTGGTGAGCGTCTGCGTCAGGTTGGTGATGTAGTGACTGGCGCTGAAGCCCAGCTTGTTGATGACCATGAACTTGTACATCTTGTCCAGTACGATCGGCCGGCTGTTCGGGTCGAGCATGTCCTGGCGCAGCTGCTCGATCTGCACCGCCAGCTTCTTCCGGAGGTTCTGCGACGTGACCTTCCCGTCTGCCTCCTTGATCAGGTTGTTGAAAAAGGTGGCGGCGGCGGCTTCGTCCGCTGCCTGCTCGGCCACCTCGGCGTCGAACAGCTGCTTGTTCAGGCTGTCCCCCAGGGGATCGCCGGTCGGCTCGGGCGGTCGCAGCGGCTCCGCATTCCGCACTCGTTGGAGGAGAGCTTGGTCACTCTCGTCCCCCAGGTTGAGCACCGCCTTGTCCACCCAGTCGTTGAACAGGGTGCTGTTCTGCCAGTGATGTGCCCACTTCTGCTTCCAGGGCCCGGGCTTGCCCATGACGTGCAGCGCCCAGCTCTGGGTAGCCTGTGCGGCTTCCTCGTTGCCGGCATCCCACAGCTGCTTCACGCTGCGGTCGGCACGCCGTGCGAAGTCGTTCAGCTTCGGCCGCTCGATGGCTCCGCGGATGTAGGTGTGCATCACCGCGTCGAGATCCTTCGAGTAGCCCCCCTTGCCGGCACGCTGGTAGAGCGCACTGAGCTTACCTCGGGACAGCTTCTCCGCGAACTCGTCGATGAACTGTCCGCGTCCCCCGGTCATGCCCCGCAGGCGTCCCGCCATCCAGCCCCCGGTCTTCCCGTGGAAGATGTGGGGGAAGTAGTTGGACACCCTCTCGCCAGCGGACAGCTTCAGCTTGCCGGCCAGCTCATCGAGGATGGTGCGCAGCTCGTTGTACGCCGGCATCAGATCCGGATGCTCGGACAGCAGCTTCTGCGGATCACCGTCCAGCGCCTCGACCAACAGCCGCTGCTTGGTCTGCCAGTTCTGGATCTTGGTGCGTGCTCTCGTTCCCTCCAGCCCCGGGATCAGGCTCCTGACCTGATCGCCTACCCCCGGCTGGTCCGCATCCAGGGACTTGATGGCACGCTGGTAGCGGCTCCAGTAGTCCCCGAACTCAGCTCCGATGTCCTCGAACATGAGCATCCCGCGCTGCACCAGCTCGGCCGCATACTTATTCTTACTCAGGCCGTGCATACTCTCGGCTCCCAGCGCCTTGCTGAAGGCACCCGGCTTGACCGACAGATCAGCCAGCGCTTCCTTGCTGCCCTCTCGGGCGATGCCCAGCTCGTGACGCAGCACCCCGTCCAGGGCATACTCGGTGTTGACGTTCTCCTGATGCGCCACCTGCTCCCGCAGCTTGATGATGTGCTCTCGGGCCTGCCGCACGTTGGGGTTCTTCGGTCGTGGTCCCACCGCGTCCCGCTTACCCAGGTCCACCAGCCGGTCCTCCAGCTCGGTCATGTCATCTATCTGGAACTGCGTAGCCGGCGTCCGGTCCTGTAGGTCCGCGCTCTGTTCCGGTGAGCCAGCCGAACCGCCACCGACCTCCAGTGCTCTCGTAGCGCCCTCAAAATCAGTGGACGCCATGAACCTCTCCTCCCCATCGACATCGAAGATGAGGACTCTCTCCTCGCCCTCCACCGCGTAGCCCTTGAACGTTCCGACAAACTCCTCACCTCCCTCTCTGACTACGTAGTCCCGGTTCTTGATCAGCTCCGCTTCCTTGCCGAACCGGGTGGACTTGAACCGCTTCACCTTATCGATGCCGGCCTGCACCTTCTCCCGCATGGTCTTCGGCTCCCACTCATACCGCTTGGCCTGCTCCATCAGGTCGACGGCTTCCGCTCCCGTGATGTCGTAGTCACGGACGGCACGCAACAGGTAGTTGTACTGCTCCCCCAGGCTGGCCTTGATCGCGTCGATCTGCTCCGCGGTGAAGCTGGCCGACTCCAGGGCACGCCCCAGGTCGTCCTCGAACTGCGTCCCCAGCTGCTGGAGATCCATCTCCGGCGTGGACGCATCCACCGTGTGGAACTTGGCGTTCGCCCCATCGAGGATGAGATCGGAGATCTCTCCGGCCTCTTCCCCCAGCTGCATGGATCGGTAGACCTCCGGATACCGCTCGGTGATCTCCGTCAGGGACATCTTCTTCAGCCCCGGGTCTTTGATCCCCTGCGCCTCCAGCTGGGCTCCTACTCGGTGTCGCAGCTCATTCAGAGCGGCCTTCTCACTGGGATTGATCTTGACTCCGTTCTTCACCTTCTTGAACGCACCTCCCAGCACCTTCCCTACCCCTTCCCCCAGGAGTCCCATCCCCGTCCAGACACCGGCCAGCTTGAGCGCCTCATCCATGTCTCCACGGCTCCGGATCAACCCCTGTGCGGTACCGGGTATCGCCTCACCCACCAGCATCTTGGTGCCAGCCTGCACGAGACGAGGGGCTCCCATGCCACCCACCTTCGCTGCGGCCTTCGCTCCGATACCGTAGCTGCCCACCATCCAGGGGGCGGTGCCAGCTCCTTCACCCAGGGCTCGGGACACACCTACCTCTCCCAACGGGCCCAGGCTCACATCCCCGGCGCGTGGATCACCCTCCGGTCCCTGGTAGAGGCCCAGCGTCAGGCCCTCCAGGGCTCCGCGAGTGAACTCCCCCGCCTCGATGCCCAGGTCCACCGGCAGCTTCTCGTGGATGCGATCCAGATCCTCGGGCGTGATGCCCCGGCTCTGAAGCTCCTCGATCTGCGATGTGTAGTGCGCCGGATCTTCCTTCATGATCTTGGCGATCCGGTCAATCGTCTGATCCTTCAGTGGCATTGTGTCCTCCTACTGAATGCCGTGCTCTTGCCTCATCTCTCTCAACCGCTGCTGGATCGGGTGCTCCATCGGTCCCGTCCCGGGTGCCGGAGTAGGAGATAGATCCGCTCCCCCGGGCATACCCACCAGCCCCAGCATGGTCTCGCCGGAAGCGAGATCCTCCTCGGTATCCTTCGCCAGCTCGGCCAGGGAGTCGTCCTCCTCCATCGCCTGCCCCACTTGGAACCGGCTGTTGTGCGCCCCGGTACCGGGTGTGGCTTCGGCCTGCTCTCGCAGCCCCTGGTGGTAGAGATCGAAAGCGTTCGCGCCCATCTGCCCCAGCTGGTCCAGGGCCTTCGCATACGCGGGGTTGGTCCACCGGGCAATCCACTTACCCAGTCCGCTGTCCACCTTGAAGCCCCAGATCTTGGCGTACATGGCGTCCACCAGCTCGGCCTGCTGTGCGATCCCCTGCAGTACAGCCGTCGCCTTGGTCGGGTCTTGGTAGACCTTCTTCATCTCCCACTCCAGCTTTCTGGACTGGTTGAGGGCATTCATCACCCCCTTGGAGAAGTCGTTGGCGATCCGCTGCCGCTCCAGATTGGTCATGTCCGTGCGATACTTCATCAGCGACTGGTCCAGCTCGTAGTTCATCGCCTTGTTGAGGAACGCCAGATCCCGCTTGCTCTCGAAGTCGATCTTGGCCAGCCGCTCCTTCGACTCGTTGAGCTTGCGGTAGTTCTCCGCGTCCGCACGGATGGTCATGCGCAGCCGCTCGGCTGCCGCCTCGGCGTTGAACTGCTGCCGCTCGGTCTCAGCCAGCTCCGGATGGATCTCACTGGGCACCCACTGGGTGAAGTCGGTCGGCTGCTGCGGCCCGAACATGCTCATCAGGGTGTCCATGATGCCCGGTCCTGCCTGCGTCCCATCGGCAGCGGGGTCGGCCGGCATCGGCATCTCGGGACCGAAGTCCCCTGTCGCCGTGGTATCCAACTCCCCCGGGACTGCCCCGGCTGCTTCCCCGGCTGCTCCCCCCATCCCCTGGACCGCGTCGATCCGTGGGCCCGGGGTAGCCTCAGCCGCTGCGGCTTCGAGCGGATCGGAGGCGGGGTCAGGCGGTCGGAACCCCTTCAACATCATCTCCATCTGCAACATCTGGTCCTGCTGCCTCGCGGCGTTCGCCGCTCCGGCCTGCTGCCCCAGCGATCCTATCATCTGACTCAGAAAATCTGCCATCATCTCCTCCTACTGCGGCTTGGTGTAGCCACCCCCCAGGAAGTCCATCCCCGGGATGCGGCCCAACAGATCGCTCATGAACGGCGACTGAAAGATGTTGCTCACGTTCGCCGCGTTCGCGGCCATGCCAGCGCCTGCCGTGTTCGCTACGCTCCCCAGTCCAGCCATCGTCTGACCGAAGCTGGCCGGCGTGGTGTAGCCCAGGCCCTGCAACCCCAGCTGGAGCAACTGCGCCTGCTGGTTCGCCGGCTGCTGCTGCGCGGCGTTGTAGAGACCCATATAGTTCATGTAGTCCTGATTCGCCTGCGACTGGAGACCCGCCTGCGATCCCAGCTGCGTCTGCGTCCGCTGGAACTCGGGGTCGATGGCTCCCAGCACGTCCTGCACGCGGCCTCTCCGGATGCCCTCGTCCGCAGCGGCGGCCTCTCGACCGAACTGCGACTGGAGCCCCAGCTTGGCCAGGGTGTAGTCGTTGGTCAGCTCCTTCAGGTTCGCTGCGAAAGCCGGCGACTCCAACCGGTTCATCACACCGGCCTGATGCACCAGCAGCTCCCGGGCCTTCTTGTACTCCTCGTCGATCATGGCCTGCTGGCCACCCAGGATCTCGTCCCGGCGCACGTCGTAGGGGTTCGCCGCTCCCAGGGCCTCGATGGCAGCGGGGATACCCGCCTCCTTCAGGGCCTCGGAGTAGTCGGTGATCGCCGGCTGGTCCACGACCGGGGCTCCCCCGGTAGCCGTCTGGTCGACCGCTGCCTGCGTCCCCGGCTGGGCCATATCCCCCACGACCGGGTTGTTCGTCGGCGCAGCGGGGATACCGATCCCACCGGCTGGAGGCGGTGCCACGTCCTTCAACACCTCGTTGGCAGCTCCCCCGTAGGCTCCCCCCGCTCCGGACATATCCTGATTGAACTGGTCGGCCTGCTTGAAGAAGGCATCGAACCCACCGGTATTGAAGGCATCGGTGACGGCTCTGACCGCGTTCTCCTGCGGGAAGTTCGCGTTGGGTGCATTCTGCGCCAGCCATGCATCCGTGTTCTTCGCCACATCCTGCGGACTGGTCTGCGTGACCGTCGCCTGCCCCGGCTGGACGCCATCTGCCTCGCGGAAGAAGGTGTCCAAGTCTCCCGACTGCAAGGTGGGCGTGCCGGCTGTCGCGGCCGTGCCCACAGGCGTCCCAGGATCGCTCACAGGAGGCGTCGTAGGCTTCGGGGCCGTTGCAGCCGCTGCCTCGGGTCCGGACATCGCTACGTCGCTCTGAGGCGGCGCAGCAGGCGGTTGCACAGGCGCTGCCCCAGCGGCCGTGGCTTCCATAACCGGACTGCCCGGGCTTCCACTCGCCATCCCCGGCTGCGGTGCGACCGGCGCTGCTCCCGCAGCGGTCGCCTCCATCACCGGGCTCCCCGGCGATCCACTCGCCATCCCGGGGACAGCGGGGTCGACGGTCGGCGTGTTCGGATTCTCTCGCTCTCCGAACGCCTTGTTCGCTTGGTCGATCATCGCCTGATGTCCCCCCGGGTCAGCCACCGGGGCTCCTACTGCAGTACCTCCACTCGGCGTGCTGAACCCCGGCGTGGACTGCATCAGCTCCTCGTAGGACTTGCTGGTACCGGGTGCCAGGGTCGGAATCTGCGCTGGCGTGCTCGTCTGCGTGTCGGCCCACTTGAAGAAGTCGTCCATCGACATGCTGGCCGGCTGGCTGAACCCCGGGTCGGTGTAGGGATTGTTGCCCACCGGCTGCGTCGGCGTCACCGGGGCTCCTCCCATCGGCCGGTTGCCCAGCGCCGCCATGAGGTTCGGCTCCTTCTTGTACCCCTGCCCGGGCACAGGGTCAATCATTCGCGGTCCCGGCCTATACGGAAGTGCCATTTAGCGCCCCCTTCCCTTCTTCGGCGGTGTCGCCTTGTCTCCCACATGATCACTACCCGGGTCGATTACCTCCCCGGTCTCCGGATCGACTACATCGGGCGGTGTTTCCCCCTTCGGTGTAAGACCTCCCGGTGCATTCCCCGGGCTCCGGTCATCCAGTCCACCTGGGGTGGAACGCACGCGAGACTCTACCCGTCGATCCCAGATCTGTCGCTCCCGGTCCTCGATCTCCCGCTGGGTGAGACCCTCTTGTCCCGCCAGCGCACTGAGCACGCCCTCCTGAAACCCCAGATCGGGTGCTTCTACCTGCTCGAACGACTCCGGCCCTATGAACTGCCGCTTGGCACCGGGGAGCGCCTGCTCGAAGGAATACTCCCCGGTCGGACTTCGCTTCGCCCGGTTCAGATTGAGGTAGGGATTCACGACAGACATCCTACCCGGCGCAAGGGCTGTCTGCGGCCGGTCGATCAGACCCCCCAGGCTCTCCAGCAGGCCGGCGCGGAAAGGCTCCTCCACCCGGGCGCGGTTCTGCATCAGCTGGCCCTGCATCGCAGCCAGCATCTCCTGCGCGTTGAGCGCCGCCTCCTGGGTCTCGTTCAGGTCACGGTTCAGGTACCAGTTCAGTAGCCCGGGCCCGAACGTCATCGCCAGTGAAGTCAAAAGTCCTGCGGCCATCGTTTACTCCTCTTCGTCTTCCTCCGGCTCCTCGGCCTGCGCGTTGACGGAGTCGATCATCATCTTCCGTCTGTCGTGCAGCTGCCGGAGCGTGTTTGTCGCGTTGAAGACAGCGGCCTTGACCGCCATCAGCTGTTTCTCTGCTTCCTTCTCGACCTCGTCCAGGGCCTGCGCGATCTCCTCCTCGGAGACCTTCTCGGCCGCTTTCAACTTCAGCTTCTTGTGGGTGCTCCGCTGCAACCCTACGGCGATGGCCTGTTCCAGCTCCCAGTATGCCTGGAGATCGCTGTTCACCTGCTGCACCATCTGCCTGATCACCTCGATCTGTCTCAAGTCCAAGAGATGTAGGGCGTCCTTCAGCTCTGCACGCAAATCAGCCATGTCACTTCCTTTCTTTAAAGAAGCCTCGCACTCGCAAGTACATGTTATGTTGATCCGATGCGTCGAGTCCCACCTCTGCGAACCGGAGTGCGACCGGGTTCGTGCCATCATCCACACGGATGATCAGGGCTCCCAACGTATCGACATCGTTTTCATCCAGCCTCACCACATACCAGCCGAATCCAATCTCGGTCCAGTTCCCATCGGATACAGCGGCAAAGTCATTCTCCCCATACTTCTTCAACCAGATGGTCGGGGAGGTAACTCCTTCCACCCCCTCCTTGCTGGTGTCCGCGATGAAGATGTCGACGAACGATTCGCCGGCATCGTAGTGCAGGTAAGCGATAGGCCAGCTCAGGATGGAGTTGGCGTAGTCATCCGGCTGGTTGTTCAGGATGATCAGATCCCCTGTCTCTTGCAGGAGATGATCACCTGTCTCTTGCAGCAAATGACCTGTCGTTGCCATGCTACTCTCCGATCCTTACCATCGCAAACTGCCCATTCTGAAGCAGGAACCCATGTCCTGCTGTCCCCGGCGTCAGACGTAGACGCCAGTCCCCGGCCGTGCCTGCGGATACCAGACCGCACAGGCTGGCCGATCCTACGTCACCCCCGGTACCCAGCTTCCGTCGTCCCGTCAGCTTCGAGACCCCGTCCAGCTGTAGCTCGTAGGTCCAGTCGGAGCTGTTCGTCCCCGAGAAGGACAGCTGGATCGTGACCCAGAAGAGACCCGACGTAGAGGCGGTCAGGATACCCGTGGTGGTGTTGCCCGTGAAGCCGCTGGTCGGCCCCAGGTTGTCAAACTGCTGGAGCGTGGTCGGCGTGGCCGGGGCGGCGGTCTGCGTCCCCGCGGCGTTCGCCGTCACATCCAACTGCCCGTAGAGGAAGGCTCCGTCCATGATCTCGGAGCGCATCTTCGACAGGGTGATGCCCTTGTCAGCCGGCGTAGACGCAGGTGTACCTATCACCCTCACGTAGTCCGTCTCGGCCAGGGTAGCCGTGCTCGTCTTGCTCGTCACCAGAATGGTCTGGAGCGCCGACAGCGTACACGCCTTGTCCAGCGGCGTCCCACTCGGGTCGTCGATGAGGCGCACCCAGTCGCCGGCTACCGGTGTCACGCTGGCTGCGTTCGCCGCCATCGACGCCTGGAGGTTGTCCATCGTCAGCTTCTTCGTGACAGGCACCCCAGCCGGGTCGTCGACCACCGGCAGTACATCCGCAGCGGCCATGAGTGTCAGCTCCGTAAGAGCCGTGATCTTCGCGTCAGCCATCGTCCTTTGCTCTCTCCACCAGGAACTTTACCCCTGTCTTCGTCTCGACCATGTCGGTCTTGAGCTGCTCCACATCCGTTTCCACCTTCTCGAAGCGTTCCTTGAACTCAGAGAAGGCATCCTTCTGCACGAAGGTCTCCATCGCCCGGGTCTCCAGATGCTGCTCCGTGCCCTGGAGACGGGCCGTTAGCGCCCAAGCTGCCGTGACGCACGCTATCACCAGTGCGGCTACTTGGGGGAGAGACAGCTTGAAGCGGTTCATGTCTACCCCTTCCGCAAGCCCACGAAAGCTGCGAACACATCCTTCACAATCTTCAGGGCATCGTCGTCTCCCTTCCACGGCGTCTTCTGAACTACCGTGTTGGCGACAGTGAAGATGAATGGAACACGGATGTAGGGATCATCCGCAAACCACTGGTAGATTCCACTGAAGAACTCCATCTCAGCCTCCTATTCCGTCCGGATTCCGTAGCGGCTCCGGATCTTCACATCGAAGGTTTTCCGGATGAAGTCGATGGTGTCCGTCACTACCTTCCCCATCGCCTTCGTCTCCGGCCGACCCGTCTCTCGGATCAGCTCCTCTTCCACCGGGTCCAGCCGGTAAAGGAGATCCTCCACCTCCTTCAGCTCTGCCGGCGACCACTTCCTCTTTCGTGCCATCGTGCTCTCCTGATGTTATCGTCCCTGAACCGCTCGGGACTTGGTGATCCAGGCCGGCTCCGGACGCTTCACGTAGTCGAGCGGAGCCTCCTTGATGTCGGGCACCATGCCCCCGCAGTCGCTGTCGGTCTTGAACCGAACCCCCACATCCTTCTTCAGCTCGGTGCATTCAGCGGCCAGGGAGTCACGCATCGTGACCCAGTTGGCGATCTCCAGCTCTCGCTGGTCGTACTTACTCTGCTCCATCTCATCCCAGTCCTTGACCGGGATCTCCTCGAAGGCGATCAGCAGCGAGTCCGGATCGAGGTAGCCCAGGTCGTGGGCCATCTTCTCCAAGATCTTGTAGGCTCGGTGCGTGGCCTTGAAGGTCCGGATACCCGCGTGAGCATTCTCCTCCTGCGTCACGTAGGGATGGATCTGATCGACGGCCAGCTCCTCGGGGTAGACGGCTACGTTCGCGGTGATTGCGGCCTTGTTTCCGGCTCCGTCCTGTCCCCAGATCTCGAGGTCTCCGGCTCCGATACTCTCTCCCCAGAGGGCCGGCCCATTTGACGTAGGAGACGTGCCCTCCGAGAATACGATGCATAGATCGCCTCCAAGATCTCCCCCTGTGCCCAATCGGATGTTATCATCGGCCCAAATATCTCCCTGGTGTCGAGTGCCTCCCACGAACTGCGTGCCCCCGTAGACGGTCAGGAGGGAGTCACCGCGGTTCTGGTTCTGGAAGTCCCAGTCGTAGTTGACACCGCTGCCGTGGTCCTCGTCGTTGATGCTCACGGTGGCGTTGTCCGAGATCCACATCACGGTCTGTCGAGCGTTGTCGCCCTCGTCCTTGATCTGCCAGCCCCAGCCGGCTCCCGTGTTCGGAGAGGTTCCGTTCTGCTGGACGAACTGAGCGGCTACGATGGTGTCCCCGTTGGTGGAGCCCTTCGCGTAGTAGAGGTTCCAGAAGTTCTCCGAGTTCACGCCGGCATCGAAGTAGTAGCGCATCCCCACGGTCTCCCCCTGGTTCCGCTGGCTGGCTCCGATCAGCACATCCCCACCGGAGATCTCGAAGTCGTAGGACGGGTTGCGGACCCCCATGCCGATGCGGGAGTTCTCCCCGTCGAGGGCGATGAAGTCCTTCCCGTCTGAGTTCCAGTTGTCCGGAGCCCCCAGGATGAGCCAGTAAGCGGCTGAGACCGATCCGTTCCCCGATCCATGTACGTACATGGTGTCGATGGTATCGTTGATGTAGCGAATATGACCGGCTGCGTTGTTCTGCTTGACCACCGAAGGCGTGCTGGCATCCGACCAGCTGGCTCCCACCGACACGCTCTCGAAGACCGAGACCGCGTCCTTCGCGTTCAGATACTCGTTGACAATCAGGGTGTCCGTGGTGTCGTTGTTTGCCATCCCGCCACCCCCGTGGGAGTGCAGGGTAGTAGCGCCTGCGCCCGTCAGCTCCGACAGGTTCGCCGCCGTGACGTTGACCGAGATGCCATCGAGTGCGCTATTCGCCTCGCTAAAGGTGGCGCTCAGGGTCGTGCCGGCTGCGTCCTTGTAGGATTGCGCTGAGACGCCCCCAGAGAAGCTCTGGAGCACGTAGATGTATCGGGTGGTCAGATCCAGGGAGTCGCGCATCACGGTCCCTGTGGCACCTCCTACGAAGGTTCCGTTGATGGTGACGTTGTTCATCCACACGTCCTCAGCGGTCAGACTGTCGATGCCTGCGCTGTCGAAGTGGGCATGGCTCACCTCGGAGTGCTTCCCCTGCTCCACCTTCACCGTGTCGTAGCGCCCCGTAGCGTCCTTGTAGCCACTCACCGCCTCCACCCACTCGGGTCCGTTGACCCACAGCTGGGCCACAGCGATGAGCACCAGCAGGATCAGTCCATCCTTCATTCTCATTAGAGCACCTCATCTGCGATGGAGTAGGGAACGATGAACCCCGGGAAGCAGAACTGAATGCGCCCCGTGGAGGCGTCCACCTTACTCACGTAACCGATGCACTGGCATCGGGCCGGCAGCGCCGGCTGGTCCAGGGTGTAGCCACCGGCCGTGGTGTTCAACCACACCGGAGCCATGAGCGTGTAGCTGCTCGTGTCGATACCCGTGATCTCGTGGTACTGCGCCATGTTGCCGGCGTTCGAGGTGGTGATGTCCTCCGTCAAGATCCCGAAGGCGAACCGAGAGGCTCCCGCCGTGGTGGCCGCAAACGCCTTGGTCACTTCCGGATACTCATCCGTTCCGTCGTCGTGGAAGGACGAGTGGAAGACGATGTCCTCCTCGTTGAGGGTCGAGCCCGTGTCGTTGTAGACGCGGATGTTGCCCCCCTTCAGCCCGTTGTGAGCACGGATGTTTGACCAGCGGATACCGTTCGCCTGAAGGTTCAGGTAGTCCAGCTTGGTCGTGTTCAGCAAGGTCTTGATCTGGTTCAGCGGGACAGAGACATGCCGCCAGTCGTGCGGCTGACCGTTGGCCCCGTTGAAGGTAAGCGTCAGTGCAGGCATTATCGTCTGTCCTCCAGAGTTCCGAGAAGCGTCCAGTCTCCTAACTGGAACCCTCCTTCGAGGTTGCCGTTGTCATACAACTCGATGGAGAACTTCTTGCCGATCACCTGAAACTGCGCCCTGCGTATCGAGAATCCTGTTCCCGACCAGAGCCCTCCATCTCCCCACGTCCCATCTGCTACCGCTGCCGACCAGATGCTCTGGGCTGGCAGCTCTATCGTAGCGTCGATCCCATTTCCGCTCTCCGGAATGATCGCTACATACAGCTCGGATGCCTCCGTCTGCCGCGTCCGCGTATACATGGTGCGACAGACCTTGGTGTTGACTCGAATGCCGTCCTCTGCTCCGTCGTAGCCGTCCCTGCGCACCTCGAAGCTGATCGGATACTCTACCCCGCCGATCATGTCCGTGGACCGCTTGCGGCTGTCCATCTCGTAGATCATTCCGTTCGCTCCGCACAGGCAGCGGGTGCGCCCCGTGGTCGTGGGGAACCCCGAGATGGTCGAGATACGTGCCGTGGACAGGGTCCGCAGCGGGAGCCAGTTGCCGAAGTTGTCGCGGATGCGCCACATGGGAGCCATGCTCCCTGGGTCCGCGGCGTACTGCAGACAGCTGGACAGGTTCGCTGCCAAGCATATGTCCGGTGCGGCGTCCGATCCGACCTGATCGGTGCATTCCTGGCTCCGGACTGAGAAGCGGATCTCGTCGAACTCAGGCACGAAGCAGGCCGTCACATCGTCGTAGCTGGCCGGGTCGAAGTCAGGCATCCCCTCGTAGGCTTCTCCCTCCACGGCGAAGTGAACTGGAAACCAGAGGTTGAACATACGGGGTGTGCCGCTCTGGAACTGCGCTACCATCGCGGGTCCGTCCCGCGTCCAGAAGATGCAGGCATTCGTGGTACGATCGCCCTTGATCGCAGGGATATCGACCACAGATCTAAACGATGCCGGTCCCATGAGAGTGGAAACATCGTCCCAGTCCCAGTCTCTCGGGGAGGCCGTTCCGAGGTAGTAGGACCGGCACCACCTCTCGCCCCCGACGATCAGAAAGCTGCCGCAGAGCCCCATGCCTCCGACCTCATCCCCGTGGACGTTCGCCACGTCCACCACATTCTTGCCCTGGAACGTGCTGCTGTCGCGCACGTCGCTGGGGAAGAACTGGTTCGGATAGGTCGAGTCGCCTGCGACGATCAGCCGGTTGGCATACACTCGTCCGAAGCGTGCCGCGTCTCCATACGTAGCACCTCCGGCATTCGAGACAGTGCGCGAATGATTCATCTTGATCATCTGCGAACCGTCCATGATATGCAGCTGGTTGGCGAACATGGTCGCATACGGACGACGCTGCCCGAGGGTCGTAGCGCCCGTCACCAGATCCAACGTCAGAGAAGCCGTGTTGTACCATCGGAGCTTGTAGTCCGATCCACTGGTCCCTGTTACGGCGGTCAGGATCTGCGTGCCGTTTGCGAAGTGGGCATCGAAGATCTCCCAGATGTCCTCGTTCACGTTCGTGGCGAGGATCGGCCGGATACCTTCGTCCTTGGTGAGGGCTCCGAAATTCTTCCAGTTCATGTTTCGGACGAGTCGGTACTTCTTCTGCGTCTCGATGGTATCCTGTCGAATACCCTCCAGAAGCGAAGCCTCATCCCACTGGAACTGAACCCCCTGTGGCGTCTTCTGCAACATTAGAAGTCTCCGTCGTCCATCTCGGTATGATCGAAGTCGGCCACCTGTCGCTCCTGCGCCCAGGCGATGAGATCCTCCTCCATCTCCTTCCGGATGTTGGTCAGATCCCGCAGCCTATCCTTGTTCTTGATCGCGCCATCCATCGCGGCACGAACCACCACCAGCTGGTGAAAGCTGTCGATGACCGGACACATGATGCAGAACTCAGAGTCGGTGGCCGGCGTCGAGCCCCAGCTGTTGTCTGCGATGCTGATCTGGCGGGTAGATCCCCCCGTGTAGTCGGTGATCTCGTAGTATTCCCCGATGTTGGTGCCGCTCCAGATGAGCACCTCCATGTTGTTGTAGAAGTCGTCCCGGGGGTCGATGATGCCGTAGTCCGTGGTGTAGTTGGGATCGCCGGAGAAGAGGGTCAACGTCTGCGAACCCCCACCGGTAGCGAAGCCCTGCGCCATGCTGCCGAACGTCGGTAGATACCATGCCTTGAAGGTGTCGGCGGCGGTCGGTGTCGGCATGATACGCAGCTTGTTGCGCTGCCATGTGAAGTGCGTGTCGCGGACCAGGGAGATCAAGCCTGGGGCATCGAACGAGAGCTTCTGCACCATGTCCGCTGGCGCTACCTCCCAGTAATCGTCTACGTCCTCGGTGAAGATGATGCGTCCTCCCCGGGCGTTGAGCGGCATGTCGTAGAGCGCCGTCCCTGAGACGATGTTCAGGGTGTGGGACTGGATGTAGTAGCTGGTGTTCAGACGGTTGATGGTGCGGACGATCTCGCTCTGCGCGTTGTAGAGCTTGTGCCACACCTCATCGCCACTCACCCAGCTGTCTGGGTCCAGATCGAGGTAGCCGCGATACTCGTCGTACATCTGCTTGGGCGTCATATCTCATCCTCGTCGTAGGGCCGCTCTGCCTGGACCGGCATGTCTTCCTTGGGAACGTTCAGCGCCCCCATCTCCGGATCTTCGAAGCCACCCCTCGGTGTCATGTCCTTCGCCATGTCGTAGGCTTCCTCTCGCTGGGCCTTGCGAATGGCTTTCTGGGCGCGGATCTGAGACTGCTCGATCTCGTTCAGTACCTGCTTCTGTCCGCGATTCCAGTGGTCGGCCGCTTTGAGCTGCTCCAGGGTGCGATCATCCAGCGGCCGGTAGGTCTGGTCGTCGTTCTGGACGACCATGATCTGCACATCCTGCTCATACAGGTGATTCAATCTGGGTATGCGCCGATGGACGACCCACCGCTCTCGGATCGGACACCATTTCACTCCCAGCTTCACGTCGTGCTGCTTCAGTTTCTTCAGAAAAAACCAGTCCGGGATATACATCGAGATCTCCTATGGGTTCGTTCTCAACTCCGTTCAGCATGTTCAGGAAACGATTGCCGGCCCACTCAAGGTCCAGCGTCTGAACCATATGCTGCGCATATTGAGAAACCTTACTGTAGGCCACCGGATCTGCGATCCAGGCCAGCTTCTCTCGAATGCCCATCAAGTCTCCCACCGGCACCGTCAGGTGCGGGAAGAGATACTTCATCCCCCAGCAACAGTCGTAGCCTACGCAGGGGACACCTAACGCCGCGGCCTCGGCCGATACCCGGCTGAACACCGAGTGGCGGTAGGCTTCGAATACGGCCCATCTGAGGGCCATGAAGCGAACGTGCTCGTCGCCGGAGCAGATCGGCAACACCTCGTCGTAGTAGAGACGGGTGAGGGCGACGAAGTTGGAGCTGGTCTCCTCTCCTTCCCAGCCCGACAGGTAGGTCTCGGGATACTCCCGGGCCACCCAGTAGGGCGTGGACCAGTCTCCGTCGCGGTGCGTGGAGATCAGCAGTCCGAACCGCGCGGCTTCCTGCACCTGAATCTGCTTGATCAGGTCCACCGGCACCGGGTGCGGTAACAGATGCACCGGGCGTCCGGTCAGGTGGTGCAGCAGCTGTGCGCTGCGGGGCTCGACGGCGATGATGTGGTCGGCCAGAGCCAGATTGTCCATCACCAGCTCCAGATCCTGCCCCAGGTTGTTCCACGTCTCGACCGAGTAGTCGATCTGCGCCACGACCTGTACATGATCCGGCTTCTCGTTGTGGATGCGGCGAACCGCATTCATCGTAGCGCCGGCCAGCTGCACATGCACGCAGTCCAGCTCCGCGTAGTCCAGCTGCTTGTAGGTCTGCATGTCGCCCTGGAAGACCCGCTGCCAGTTCCAGAAGCCCGTCTTGAGGGCCTCGGTCTCCATGCTCGACATGGCGGCTCGACAGTCGTCGAGGTGCATCCCCACCTGCGTGTAGCGGAGGGCAATCTCCTCCTTCACGCAGATCAGCAGAGAGACGCGCCCTGCCAGCGCGGTGTGCTTATTCCGAACTCGACCCGTCACTTCCTCCACCAGCCGGCGAAAGCCGTCCTGGGAGTATTCGTGGATCTGATCCGGATCGTCGCCCAGACGGTTCGATACCGGTGCGGTCAGCACCAGGGAACCGCCGTCCTTGACCAGGGCCCAGAGAACCTCCAGGGCCTTCTTCGGGTCTCGCACCTGCGGAATCAGGTTGTGCGCGATGACCGTGTCGTAGCTGCCCTTCCGTCCACCCAGCTGCTCGACCGGGGACTGGAAGAACTTGTCCTTGAACTGTCCTGCGATGTGCTGCTTGGCGTGCTTGATCGCCTTCTCGGAGATGTCGCACGCGCAGATGTCGCGCCCTCCGGAGAGGAGAGCGATGGTGAGATGTCCGGCTCCGCATCCCACCTCGATCATTTTCCCATCCACTTCCTTCAGACGTGCGTGCAGCTGCGTTTCCACCGGGTCCAGCTGGAGTTGTCCTCCGGCCGGAATGGGCTGGAGCCCGTGCTCGGAGCGCAAGCGGTCGAAGCTCTCCTCGAAGTGCTTCTTCCACCGCTTCGCATCTGCGTACTGCCAGTCTTCCTTCCAACTCATCTTCGGCCTCCTTCAGATGGGTTTACGAGTTCACAGCCGCCAGGGCCGTGAAGTTGGTGTGAGTCCGCTCGTTCTCGTTGATGCAGAGGAGCGGGATGTAGTCGATCTCCAGTCCGATGACGGCCACCTCGTTCGCGGAGAAGTTGGTGAGCGGGGTCGGCTTGATGGCCCACGCCATCCCACCCTGTCGGGCGGTGAAGTCGAACGTGTTCTTGTTGATGATCCCTCGAGCGGTGCTGAGAGCCAGCTTCTTGGCGGCGGTGGTCCCCATCGTGATGGACGCGATGGCGGTGTCCAGGGCCGTGGCCGGCGTGGCGATGGTCTCCCCTCGGTCGAACTGGTTGTAGAGCACGCCCAGCGTCACGGCGTCTGCGGTGCTGTTGGCACCCGCCGAGTTGACACTGAAATGCACGCGCACTCCGATCTCCTCCCGGGGATCGGCATGACGCGGGGTGAAGTAATCCCAGGTGCACATGAGATCGTTCGCTGCGCCCACGTTCATCGTCACCAGTCCGTCCACCCCGTTCAGCTCGACGATGTCGGGCGCACCCGCACCGGTCCCCTTGATCACAGCGCCTGTGGTGGCACCGATCACGATTCCCGTGCAGAAGGTGTTGGCGGGGATGAAATGAGACTGTCGCATGTAGTCGATGTTGCGATCTCTGATCATGGTTCTGCTCCCTCCAAGAGCCACAGTTTACCCCTGCCGGGGGCGGTGAGCCCCGGCAGGATACTAAGAGTTAGGTGTCTCGGGAATAACCATACTCCCCAGACAAGGTGATGGAGACGGTGGCCGCGGTCTGGAACTTGATCGTGGTGCCCGAGGGCCCCAGGATGTCGTGCGGCAAGATCCAGTTCTCGCCCTTGTTGACGAAATACGGGCCACCGATGGTGGTTCCTCCGTAGAGGATGGTGAGCTTGCAGTAGGTCGGCACGGAGACGCACAGCTTGGTAATGACCCCATACTGACTGGCTACTGCGGGTACCAGCGACTGCGCCGTCTTCGACGTAGACGCCGTGATGGCGTAGCAAAACTGCGTGTTACCACCGGTCGGCGTGCGCGGTCGCCGGGTCTGCGTGTAGCTGGCAAGAGCCATGCGTTACCTCCAGACAGAAGTTTGAAAGAGGAGGGGTTATCCACCCCTCCCCCCTCTGGTCTGGGCGACCGGTTAGTAGTTGATGTCGCGGATCACGACGTTGTTCGCCGGATCGAGACACCCCAGCTGCGCGTAGTAGAACAGCGTGGCGTCATACTTGGCGTAGCCGGTGACGCGGTGCAGGATGGAGCCGTCCGTGTCGTCGAAGTCCCAGTCGGCCAGCTCGTAGATGGCGAACGTATCCATATCGAGGAAGAACAGCTGCCTCAGATAGTTCGAGTCATCCACGGGGCAGTCGCGGTCCCAGACGATGGGAATGCCGCTCCACTCCAGGTACTTGAAACCTCCCGCCAGGGTCATGCTGGGCGTGTAGCGCCGATCCGGAGTCATCAGCTGCCCGATCTTCCTCCAGACAGTCGGGTCGGTGATACCGAGACTCAGCTCGGCCTCCGAATTGCTCTGGGCGTCCAGCACCGCCTGATCCAACAGATCCTCGTCGATGTCGCGCCCCGTTCCGGAGTTGGCGAGAATCTGACCCGCCCACTCGGGGTAGGTCGACCGGGAGATGTTGAACAGCGTGGTGACGTAGGTCGTGCTGTCGATGATGCCCATGAGGCCCATCATCTCCAGGGTCTGACCTGCGCTGGTGCCGTGCGCTCCATCGCGGAACACGTAGTCCGCAGCCGCACCGGCTCCTACCGCGCTGGTGGTGTTCACGGTGTTACCGCTGACCGAGGTGACGGTGCCCCCGTCCACCTGCAAGGTGGTCGAGACGAGACCGGCCTTCGAGTCGATGAGCATGTTCGCCTTGACCCGGTGGCCGCGCTGCATGGTGGTCGTGGTCCCGTTGGTGGACGAGATCACTCCCAGCACACCAGCACCGTAACTGAACAGCTGGCGGTTCACATCGTTCTTCAGATCCCTCCGGATGCCGTCCATCTCGGAGCCCACGACGCGGATGAAAGCCCCGCGGTCGTTCCGGCTGGCGCGGATGGTCGGGTGCGTCAGCTGGATGGTTCCGTAGTTGAACTTGTAGTTGATCCGGACCTCGACGTAACGCTGGTGCTGCGCGGTCGGCAGCGCCCCACCGTCGCCACGGGCACCCAGTGCCTGCGAGGGACGGATGTTGACCGGCACGACGGCCCTACGGCCGCTGGCATCGGTCTTGCTGGCGTCCCTCCGGAGGTGAGTCATCAGGACGCGGTTGGTGTTGATGGTGCTCTGCAACCGAGGAAGGTAGAACTCCTTCAGGGCTGCATCGAAATTACTCAGAGTCTGAGCCATTGCTCTTATCTCCTACGAGCGGCTCTCCTCTTGACAGGGCGACTTCCGTTGAACTTGTCCGCTGCTCCCATGAAATTACTCACGAGGCGCGTGAAGGCATCTCCGTGAAAATCCATGTCCGGATTGCTGGACTCGCGGATCTTCTGCCGGATGCTTTCGCGGCCGGTCCCTTCGTTCTTCCCCGTCTTGACGGGAGCCTCTCTCTCCATATCCTCCTCTTTCTCGTCGAGGACTTCGTCTTCCCGCACGGCCTGGGTCTTGCGCGTCGAACCCACGATCTCCCGCATGAGCGAGGGAATGTGGTTGATGCGGAAATCCTGGCCGTATTTCTCCCAGCCACGTCCTATCACAGTGCTCCGGAGGTTCGCTCTCTCTTCGGAATCCGAGATCTTGAGTCGATCCATGAGACCGTTGATGGAGCTGTTGAACTCGGTGCGCTGCTGCACGGACTCGGACGCCGTGATCTTACCGCCCAACTGCTGGATCGCTTGGCTCAACTGGTTGATCTGAGGACCGTAGACCTCATCTCCAACCATCTTGAACATCGCGGCCATGTTGTCGAGCGTGGCGTCGTCGGCCTTCGGTGCGAGTTGCTTCAGCCTCTCCCGTAGAGGAGGTTGATTGGTTTCGGTTTCCCCACCCTGGCTCGTCATCCCCTTCAGAGCTTCCTGCTGCATCTGAATGATCTGCAAAGCCTGGGCAAGCTGGTTATCCGGTCCCGGTTTGGAGTCGGAGTCGGCTTCAGAATCTATGTCTCCCCATATATCCTGATCGTCCTTGTCGTCGCCGTCATCGGTTGCTGCATCCTGGGCCTGATCCTCTGGTGAGCGATCTTCGTCCTCATCGAAGCCGTTGGCTTCCTCGAAGATCTCCTCGAATACCTCGTCCGGAATCTCGTCGGGCACGAAATCGTCCCCGTCGTCCTCCTTGAAGTAATCCATCGGGTTCTTCCCGGGATCATTCTCCATGTCTCTTCCACCCTGCACGGTATGCCCGTCGCCAGGGCCCTCTTCACGAGGAATCTGCATGGGAATCCTCCATCTGTTAGGTTATTGAAATTTAATGAGTTATGCCTTTCATCCTGTGGGGACCGGCTGGCCCGTTGCGCCCGTTGCGCGAACGTCCTCTGCCACGGCATCCCCCGTGCCCTTGGTGGCCTGAGCTGCGGCCATCGCCTCCTGCTGGCGTTGCATCTGCATCTGCTGATACATCAGAGCACGCTGCATGATCGCCTGCTGGTTCGCAGCCGGCAGCGCCTCAAATTCACTGGTGAGCACAAACTCACGCAGCACACTGAAGAAGATCCCTGGCTCCTCCAGGGGGTTCGGCTCCGGCAGGGTCTTGCCGGCCTTGAGCTTCTCCAGATCCCTCCGCGCCTTGTCGGCGTCGAGCTGATACTCGAACTCGAATCCCTCGATCTCCAGCTTCTCCAACAGCCTACCACGGATCTCGGGTCGGGTGATATCCCCCAGCAGCCCCTGAGCTGCGGCCTGCATGAGGGTCTGCCGCTTCGCGGCCTGACCGTGAGCCATGCCGATGCTCACCTTGATGGTCATGTCCTTCGTGCCGAACAGGTCAGCCCTCGAGTAGTAGAAGGCTTCCAGCATCTTATTCTTCCCGATGCACTTCACCAGCCGGCTCTCAGCCCAGTGCTTGTCGCACAGCTTCAGCTTGCGGTGCTCGTGCTCGGCCAGCCCCGCTCTCCAGAGCTTGACCATCGGCAGGAAGCGTCTAAGTGCCTGTTCCTGCAAGGCTTCAATCGCTGCGCCCGTCTCGGGCCCTGGAGGAATGTCTCCTCCCAGCACTTCCTTATCACCACCCACATCCTCCAGAGCCACAATGCTTGCCTCGCGCTCGTTGATTACCTGCGCGGGGACCGGAACCCCAGGTAGGCGCTCAGGCTTGTATCCCATCGAGGTGCGTGGCGACCATCGGACCACCAGCCCCTGTCTACCCGAAGTCTTCGTTACGCCTGAACCGTCTGGAACCAGCCACTGATTACTCACCATCTGCTTGCGATTCTGGATCACATGGCTGTCGATGCTGTTGATCCGCTTCTGAATGGGGATCAACGGGGTGAACAGGCTCCCGCCCCAGAACTGACCGGGCAGTTCTCGATACTTGATCATCGAGTAGCCCAGATCGTTGGGATCGGTGCTGTCCAGCGGACCAGAGTGGAGCAGCACGCCGTTCGCTACGATCTTGAACATGCCCTTCGGCCACCGTCTGTCGCCCACGGTGCGGAAGAACTTCATGATCACGCGGTGACGCTGCTTCTCTAACTGGTCTGAAAAATAGGTGCTTAGGGTATTCGCATTCGCTCCACCCCAATTCTCGTAGTCCAGATCCTCTGCGACACACTTGCCGGCCTTGCTGCCGAAGATGTCGCGGACCTTCTCGATGTCCCACGGGTCAATCTCGATCACCGTGCGAACATCCTCCATCTTGCGTGCCGGCCCGGGGAAGAAGTTCAAGGGGCTCACCACCGACTCGATGATGTTGCCCATCCGGACCTCACGATACTTCTTGCGTCCCTTGTCGTCGAGCACCGGCTCGGAGACCATCTCCTTGATCGGCATCCCCTGGTTGTCCAGGGCGAAGACCTCCTCCTCCTGCATCTGTCCCTGACACTCCGGACAGATCCGCTCGGGAACCAGCTCAGAATACGCCTGATAACCGCACTGGGGGCACGTAACGCCCTCTGCGGTCATCTCCTTCTCATACCGGTTCATAACCGGTCTACGCACTCGCTGGCCGCTGTGAGCGTCCCAGAAGGCTCCCAGGAAGACCGTGCCAGCCGTGAGGAGCCACGAGATCGCTGGCAGATGCAGCTTGGTATCCGTCTTCAATCGCTCGAACTCGGACCAGAGGATGCGCCTTGCCACCATAGCAGCGTCCACATCGTCCAGATCCTCGGTCGCCGGCTCTACGTTCGGCCGCACATCACCGGAGAGGAAGATGTCCATGACCCGGTCGTAGGTTCTCAGCAGGTAATTGGTCGTAGGCGTGGGCTTCCAGTCCTCCCGGGCATGTCTCGTAAACCTGCGAGAATGCGGGAGATAACGAATCCACTGGTCGCCAGCTACGAAGTGAAGCGCCTCCTTGATCCGCTGCTCCAGCCCCAGGCGAGACTGCGAAGCGTAATCCCAGAAGTCCTCGACCATCGAGATCTCGTCCACTTCCTTCTTCGGACGGTCTCCCCAGTCGGTCATGGGATTATCGGAGAGCTTTCTGGAAGGTCTTGCCGGCATATCTTTCCCCCTGTGTGACGTACTTGTCTCAGTCAGGGAGAAATATGACAATAAAATTGGCACCTGTCAAGTGGGCTGACGGTGCCAAGTGGTTCAAACTACTTTGTTTGGGGCATTTACCCCATGTTACGACACGATATTTCTAAGAATACCCATCCCAGAAGTCCTCTGGAAAGGCATCGTCCACCCGAACGCTGGGCTTATCTGGTACCCTTCGTAGGGCCGGCTTTCTTTCTCGAACTGGCTCCAGTTGAACGGCCGGTTTACGCTCAGGGAGGGCCGCGAGTTCAGCATCGAGGTCCACATCTCCTTCATCATCTGTTCCTGCAAGGAAACCATCCAGAGCCGCATCATCAACGAGAGACTCGTCTTCTGGGGTTTCAAATGCATCTTCCATCTCCGCGAGTTCCTCGGGGATTGCCAACTCGGGATCATGGGTCGGCTGACGATCCTTCCACGGTGCCTCGCCAACAATCTTCCGTTTTCGCTGTCCGGAATCCATTTCAAAGTCCTCGACAGCTTCTTCCTCAGTCGTTTTCGCACCGAGATCTATCCCCTCCTTTCGGGCAATCAGCTGGGTGAGCAGCTCCACAGAGCCCTTCAGGTCGTTGATCTCGGCCTGCATCCGCTGCATATCCACGTTTACCCCCTTCTTCGGACGATTGCTCTTGTACTTGATGAACGCCTTGCGCTTCTCAGGGCTCATCTTCTTCCAGGCCCGGGATGCGCGGATCGGGTCGCCCCACTCGAACTCAGGTCCGAAGTGCTCAACACCCCCGATCACGATGGCTCCTACGCCACCGTCGTCCTCACCGGCCTTGCCGATACCGGTATAATAGCCGTCAACTTCTGAATCGGGATCAACTCGGGGCATCGGACCCCTCCACGTCGTCGACACTGGACGTTTGCCGCTCTGCCTCCTCCAGGGCTTCCACGTAGTCCAGGTCCGAGGCACCTGCCATATCCTCATAGTATTCCCTCACTGGGTCTCGAAGCCCTTCCTGTGGGGGCTCTTGTGCCCCCATGATGATCGGCGGCTGCTTGGCCAGCTCGTAGAAGTGTGCCAGGATGGCCGCACGCTCTCTCATGTCCTCCCGCGCTCTCCAGGCAGATGCCCAGACTTGAAGCGCGTAGAGTGTGATAAACATGAGTACTATGAGTACCATCATCCATATATTCACCACATTCCCTCCATGTCGTCGAGGTTGTCAAATTCCGTGACCCACTCCTCTGGGCCGGCTTCCTTCTGCTTCTCCCGGGTCCGCTCGATCAGCTTCTCGACCAGGGGCTTCTCCTCCTCCCACTCATCCCCCACATCGGTCTCGTCGTGGGGCACCTTCTGCCCATCGGCGTAAGGACGCAGGCCCTCCTTCGCGTTCAGCTCCATCGTGAGCTGCACCACCTCGATCATCTCGACCGTGATGAGGAAAGCCATGACGAGGTCGTCGTGCCCTCCCAGCGGAGCCTGGAACTTGCCGTTCCTCAGCTGGAAGATCTCCATCTGCCCCAGGAGCAGGCTGGACTTGACGATGACAGAGCCATCCTCGCACCAGTTGCGCCCCTTGGAAATCAGCTCGGCACGACGCCGGCTGCTCATGTTGATACCCAGCTTGGGCAGCTGCTGCTGGTATCCCTCTCCCTTGTCCTCGGCCAGGAAGTAGAGGTTCGTGTAGCCCAGCTCCAAGAGCTTGGCGTTCGCTCCCCCGTCCTTGTTATTCTCGATGGCGACCAGGGCCGGTGTGCATACCTCGATCCCGTCCTTGATCACCCGGTGCGAATAGTAGGTACCCACCAGCCACGCGATCTCAGCCAGATCGAAGGGGTGGATCGTTCCTTCCACCTCCATCACCTGCCGGCCGGTCTCCACGCAGAATACCTCGATGGCGGCTGCATCGCCGTGCAGCAAGCCCTCTGAGGGGTCGATACCGATGGCGTAGTGGAATCCCCGCTTCGGGCCTTCCCACAGCCGCATCTTGTATTCGCAGATCCGCTTCTTGGCCGTGAGCAGCTCGATGAGCTTGCCCTGGTCCATCAGCAGATGATCTTTCGGATCAGCTACCTGGAGCAGGCCCTGTCCCGAGACAATACTCATAATCGTCTACCCAGTCCCTCTCGGTTTCATCCAGTCCGGATTCCGGATCGGCTTCGTCTTCCATGAGGCTACTATCGCCCGGTCGATGTCCAACAACGTCACACACGAGTTCGATGAGGCCAATCGGCCTTCCAGCCCGATTATACCGCTCGATGATCGCCTCATACTGGGCGGGTGTGAGCGGGACTTCCATATCCTTGAAAGCCTCGATAGCAGCGTCGAGATCTTCCCGGGTGAGGTCACGGCTACAGCCGCGCCAGTTGCGCCCCCAAGGAGATGGGTTAGGAACCTTCGTCTGTTCATCCGACATATCCCTTCCTCGCTTTCTTCTCCAGCTCACTGGTGAAGTAATCGAAATAGTGCATGGCCGCGCCCCAGGCCCTCTGCTGGTGCTCGAACAGCCGGAACGTCTCCATGTCCTCCATCGTCCAGAACATGGTCATGGACCCGTCGTGCGGGATGACCTTGATGCCGGCGACGATGCAGCCGAAGTAGGTGTGATGCTTATCCTCCGGAAACAACTCTCTCGGGAGCACCAGGGCCACCACGTCCTCTTCCGCGTTCGCCAACAGGTCCAGGCAATGCTGCACGAATCCAGTCGGGTTCATCTCGTCTCTCCTCGTTCGTAGAGGTTGCGCTGAAGCTCTGGGTCCAGATGGACGGTGTCGAGCTTCAACTTGAGTTTGCGGATCTCTTCTTGCTGGGCAGCAAGTTGTCCCCGCAAGTGGGTGATCTCCTCCACCACCGCTTCCCATTCCTGCCGGTTCAGTTGCCGGGGTGAGCCGAACGGCAGGTGAGGCTTCCTGTCCGACATCCACTTCGGGATCATCGGGTCTTCGCCATGTAGAGCCGCATCGCTGCGGCCAGCTTGCCCCAGTAGTCCAACGGGCCCTTCTTCTCGATCACATCGGCAATCTCGTCGAAGCACTCGTAGGGCGTGCGTCCGGAGAGCCGGACTTCCTGTATCCATTGCCAGAAGTGTTCGTGCATCTGGATTCCCGGCACTTCCTTTTCCAGATTCTTCATGGCGTTTGAGGCGCGTTTGTGGATCACGATGGGATCACCGGTCCAGCAGATCCAGTTGAATCGACGGGCAATCCGTTGCAGGATCACGCCGCACCATATGTCGTCGAACCGGTCGAAGGGCTGGCCGCGTCCCTGGAGCCCGAAGTACATGAGCGGGGCAATCTTCTTCTTGAACGCCAGATTCATGCCGCACATCGGGAAGTAGCAGCCGTAGAGCGCCATCTGCTTGTACTTGGTGTTCGGAGCCAGTCCTCCGGTCCCTCGCCCCTTCGCCAGCTGCTGCATGGCATCCCAGTCGGCCACGTTCGACCAGAGCCCGTGAGACAGAACCGTCTCCATCGACTGCGTGGTCCCCAGGTAGGGATACCCCCGGGTAGGCGTACCCTCCAGCGTCTCAGCCCACATGGGCACTGAGTGAATCTTGCTCAGATTCTCCATGTGCTTCTCCACCCAGCCGGGTTGCAGCTCCACGTCGTCGTCGCAGGTGAAGATGATGTCCGCGCCGTGGTGCACCGCCATCATGAATCCGAAGGAGCGGCAGGCTGAGGAGCCCCGCGACCAGATCCACGAATCGGGGCACGCATCCATGTCCCGGTGATCGTAGACCTGCATCTTCCCCTGGTAGTCCCACATCCAGGGTGCGGTGATCTTCGGAGCTTCGGGCCCGTCCCAGACGAGGATCAGCTCATCGAAATTTGTCACCTCGCCGGCTGACTTGGTCAGGAAGGTCTCGACCTCTTCCCGGCGAATCGTCGGAATTACCAGCGTCTTCTTCATCGACCGTCTCCGCGGTGAATGCCTTGGCGGCAATCTCGTTCGTTTGCAGGTTCAGGAAGTCGAACCCGAATACCGGCTTGCTGCGCAGCATGGTGGTCCCCATCAGGATCATCGCCGTCGCTACGTCGTCGTAGAACTCCTCGTCGCAGATCAGGAACTTGCCCTCGGGGCAGTCCAGCACGACCGGGTCCGTCTTGTCCTTCTGGCAGATAACGTGGAACTTCGGGTTGAAGACCCAGCGGTGGACGAAGTCGACCGGATCATCCTCGGCCTTGAGCAGCTTGGCATACCTCCATTGCCAGCGCCGGCTGATGTCCTCCGATCCGTGCATCTCGTCCATGTGGTCGGCCAGGATCTCCTCGGGATACCGGCCCAGCTCAGTGATGCGAACTCGAGTTGTCATTTGACGAACTCCCCACAGCCCTGCATCAGATCGAAGATGGGCTGGATGTGCTGCCGGTTCGGCGCGTCCTCGGGCAGCGTGTAAGGATCGTCCTGCGGCATGAACACCAGGGGCTTCAGCGGCTGTATGTCGGCCACCATCAGCAGAGAGCTGAGGTGCTGACTCAGCAGGGCTCCCAGCGCCTCCCGCACGAACAGCTCGTCCTTGTCGTCCTCCTTCGACAGCCACTTCTGCGAGAGGATGCCGACCATGTTGCCCCAGGAGAGACCGAAGTTCTCGTCGCACATGAGCCCGACCGAGATCTTCGCGTTCGTGCCCCAGAAGAAGGGCTTGTCGTTGTGCTGCTGGAACAGAACCGTGGGCACCTGGGTGGCCTGCTCGATCTTGCCCTCCATCAGCAGGCTCATGTTGGCGAACAGCTCGTTGCCCACGTAGAAGGTCGGCATGTTCGCCGCGTTCATCCGGTTGTGGATCTCGCAGTAGACCGGGGTCCGCATCACGCCGAACTGGAGCGTGAACGGCATCTGGAACCACGAGCCCAGGCGCTCTCCGATAGACCAGCTGGTCATGGGTGGATACTTGACCAGATTGAAGCGCATCAGGTTCCCGAACGGTCCCTCCCGGTCCAGGGCGAACTGGTACCGCTGGCCCACGGCCAGGGGCTCGTCAGGAAAATCGTCCAGATATCTTACACAGACATCCAGACCCACCGGCAGGATGAAGTCGTCGTTGCCGGCGTGGACGATGAAGTCATACCCGTCCTGCGCGGCCAGCTCTCCTCCCAGCGCCAGCTGCATGAAGAACTGGGAGCGATTCTGGAAAGGGTCACGCAGTTCGGGGACGTGTAGATGCCGCACGTTTACACCATCCACTGTTACGTGCTTTACTGCATCCCCGTCTTCGCTGGCGTCGATGATGTAGATGCCTCCCTCGAACTGAGCCCACTGGTAGTAGGCCAGCATTCGGTCGAGGAAGATGTGACGGTCCATGTGCGGGATAACCAGGGCTACCCGCCTGTGCGGTGCGTTACTCGATACCATAGGTCTCGGCCTCCTCGAAATTGCGAACGAACTCGACCTGTCCCTCGCCGTTCACCATCAGGTCGCCCTCGACCGGCATTTCGATGTTTCCCTGCATCGCGTTGAGCAGCTTGGCGCGGAACGCCAGCTTCACACCCATCGGCACGAACAGACCGTGGACACGCGCAGCGACCTCGTCCTCGTTCAGCCCACGGATGTAGTCTGCCTTCGCTTCAGCAGGCAAGAATGGATTGTCCAGCATGGACCAGCGGAAGAACTCGATGCCCTTCTCGTGGCGCAGCTGGTAGAGATCCTCGAAGATCCAGGGAATACCCTTCTTCTCCTCGAAGATGGGCGTCATGGTGCCCAGGAACCGGCCGGCGTAGTCCGTCAGACGCGCCTTGCACTCATCGTAGATGTCCTTGGGCTGGACTTCGTCGTGATGCACCTTGTGCAAGGGCACACCCTGGAAGGTGGCCCTCTTCTGCGTGGTGAACTTGAACCCCATGAAGGAGTTGTTCGTCCATTCGAGCACGTTGCCCTTGAAACCGCCTCCCTCCGAATAGCCGTTGGAGTCCTTCACCAGATTCCACATCACCCCATTCTGGTCCGTGCCCAGGAAATCGCGCACGATCGTTTTCTGGATGATGTTGATGCTGGTCTCCTCCGTATCCGAGACGATCCACATCTTCGCCCCGTCGTCCCCATGCACACGGAAGCGCTGCTCGAGCTTCAGGGTAATAGGGTTGAGTCCGAGGCAGTCGCAGATGTCCTCGTAGACGCCGACCGCCGTCTTTCCTGCTCGGTTGCCAGCCTGCCCCCACTTCTCTCGAACCTTCGACGACAGGAGTCCCGCCTGCGCGTACCCGGGCTCCTTCTTCGTCTTGAGCGAACCGAACGGACGCCAGTTGATAAACGGGCACAGAGCCACGTTGAGCAGCTCCTCATACCCTGCTGGATCAGCTTCCGAAAGATACTCATGCAGGTGAGGCTCCCTCTTCAGACGTGAGGCCAGATTGGCAATCTTGGGGAAGGCGCGGGTCCAGTCAGGCATCGAATTGTAGCTCCATGAGCTTTTCCTTGTACCACTCGGGCAGTCCTCGAACGATCCCCCGGGTGAGGTGGGGCTTGATGTAGCTGAACAGCATCTCCTTGATCTGCTCCTCTTCCTCTTCCAGGGTGTCCCGCTGCACTTCCTTGATCAGCGGCCCGATGTCCTTGGGGCTCTCGTCGAGCCGGCCCTCGTCCCGCAGGTGCTGGATCGCCTTGTTCCACCGACTCTCGTTCCGATACTTCTGGATGAGCACCTCGCGGATGTCAGACGGCTTCGGATTCTCCCTCCGGAAGTTGCCCTGGTTGACCTCCTTGAACGCCTCGGAGACGTGCTTCGCCATCAGGGCCTTGCCGGTCCCCTCGTCGAACATCTCATACTGCTTCACGACCACGCCCTCGATCTTCTGACCGCCCAGAACCGACTGCGTGTTCAGCAGATCCACCAGCATCTGCGTATCGCTGATCATCCCGTAGAAGAAAGACGGCACCGATTCCATCCCGATGCGCTCCGCTTCCCGGGCCAGCTCCATCGTGCCCAGGTAGTCCTCTTCCCCGATGTTCACGTCGAAGAGGATGATATTCTTCGCCGGCACGCGATCGTACGCGAGGCAGTTGTGCTTCGGCTTGCGGAGATACTCGCCCCGGTAGGTCCAGCCGGGCTTCAGGAACCCGCTGATCTCCTGCACGCGCTCCACGGCCGTGCGGAACAGATCGTCGGCCGTATCCGCGGTGAACTGCCGCTTCTTGGACCGGAACAGCAGCTCTCCGTCGAAATAGCCGAACGAGAACTGCGATCCGTCAATCTTCTCCTGCACCAGCACCGGGGCATCGAACATCCGGCGAATCGCCTTGTGGCCCAGGTTGTAAATCTTCGGGTAGCTGTGTATCATCTTGGCCTCCTGTGTTGGGGTTGACTCCCTTCAGCACCGCCTCATCCCCAGTGAAGTCGTCGAGATTGATGCCGGATACTTCGTCGAACTGCTTGGCGAGATTCTCTACCAGCCCCTCAGCCGGCGTCTCTGCGTCCCAGTCCACCTCCACCCCCGGTGGCAGACAAACGTCTACGATCTGCCTCATCTCCGTCAACCGGATCTCCAGCAGGCTGATCTGCCGCTGCATGTCCTTCATGTAGTCCAGCCACCGGTTGAACCGGTTCATCTCCATGCGGGGGTTGAAAAGCTCCCCCGACACTATGCGTGGCTCGTGGCGCACATCCATGCATCAACTCCTTCCAGATAGTGAAAGGCAGGACCACCAGAGGTTCCTGACGGTCCCGCCTCAAGAAAAGGGCGTCATTCGTCCCTAACCACCTTTCCAGGGTCTTGAATCCTTCGCCGTTCGCTCTGCCCTTGACCTCAGCCAGCAGATTACGCCACGGAAGTTCAATCTGCACGTCTCCGGAAAACGAACCGCCTGCGGCACCCGATAGTGGAACCCTTTCGGCTGAGAACCCCTCCTGACGATGCAGGTTCACTATCTCTCGCTCGATACGACCCCCCTTATCACGCGATTTGCGCCCCATGTCCCCCTCCTGTGTAAAGGTGAACTACTTGACGGCAAATGCCGTTGTTACCAGTAAAAATAGTGATTTGAGCCACAAACGTCAAGTCCATAAGTAAGAAAAAGGAGAAAAACTTTAATAAAGGGGTTGACAAGAAAGAAATCTTTACTATATTTGTCCTCAAGCCCTTCCTGTGAGCGATGGGGACTGCTGGGGGGATTTCCTTGAGAGGAGAGCGCAAAATCGAGATGAAGCAAACTCTTACCTACTCAATGGAATCTCACCAGCGGTCCCTGTCGCATTTTTATGAGAGCGCCATCATGTAACCCCTGGATATCATCCCCGTTCATTCGAGCTTGAGAATAGAATGTTCCAGGGAGTAGACATGCTTCCCACGTAAGGTTCCCGGGTGTAACAGTTACCGGGCAGCTCTCAGAAAGAGAATCTCAGGCGGGGAGATACGACCACTCGTTAAATTCGGTCGAGATCCCGGTATGGTTCCACCGGCAAATGGCCTGGCGCTGCGGACCCGTGGAGAAGAACACGTTAAACTTGGAAGGATTCAAATTCAACTCCGGAGGAGTAGAATCCTAAGAAGGGGGGGATAGCATGAAGTCCGTCAAGATCCCCGGTACCGCGGCCGGGATAAGGACAGAATGGCTGAAGATGAGCGAGACTCAGCGCAGATTGGCACTCTGTCGACAGATCGAGCTAAGACTCAGCTACTTGCCACCGGAAGCGCACGTAAAGTGGCCTGGATGGAAGGACTATCCTTTACACCGCTTGGAGATCCTCCTCGTGCAGCTCAAAGACCTGAAGGGATGGTGATATGGCCAAACACCTCATGTATTTCATCGGTGGTCCCCGAGATGGCGAGGTTGAGCAACTCAACCTCGACGACCGTGGGCACTACCGTGTTCCCATTATATATGAGAAACCCAGCTGGGTATACCGAGATGGTGAAGGGCTCCCGCCCGTAGGACAGGTATACCACTGGTACGATTACTACGAGAAGTGGGTCAAATGGAGGCGTCCTCTGTCCATCAACGAGGAATGGCTTCCATTTGACCAGATCAACGTGGACAGCATTCACTTCTACGCAGGGAGGAATGTAGATGCAGACGCGGTTAGACTTGTTGCAGAGCGACTCCTATCCAACCCGAGCCGATCTGGGATGTGGTTTCCGAACGAGGGACATTCTGGACGACACGCTGCGTGTGGATAGAAACCCTGCCTGCAATCCGGATCTGGTCTGGGATCTGAACCGAGAATGGCCTCCGGAGTGGGACGATCAGTTCTACTGGATCGAGATGAACCATGTGCTGGAACACCTGAATGACTTCTGGTTCGTCTGGAACAGCCTCTACCGGGCCCTGAAGCCGGGTGGCAAGGTGTCGATCTACACACCCCACGCTCTCAGCATCACCGCCTGGAGTGACCCAACCCACAAGCGGGGCTACACCTTACGCTCCTTCCAGTCCGACCAGCTCTGCGGCTGCAACTGTCCTCCCATGCGGATCGTGCTCCAGCGACTCATCTGGCGTCCGGAATGGCCCAAGCTCTCGAAGATACTGGACTTGGGCTTCTTCGGGGAGAAGTATCTGTCCCCCTTCCTGGGCGGCTACCACGAAATGCATGTCTGCCTACAGAAGGAGGCGTAAGTGGCGAGAAAACAAGGGCGACCGACCACCACGCAGCACAAGGAGCGCGTGACCATCCTCTCGAACTGGCACGCGACTCCCCATCAGCTCCGCGAGGATATACATGGGGCCAAGAATCTCAAGCAGCTGGCCCTGAAGCACGGTGAATTACCGAACCAAAATTGGTATAAACTCGCTGATTCTGCTGAGGTGTATCACCAGACGCTGGTCAAGACGGCCGGCGCTGCCCTGGACAAGGTGCCGGCTGTCCTGCATCGCCTCTCCGAAGATGCCGTCGAGGGCAACACCAAGGCATCCGAAGTCCTGCTGGAGTTCATCCGGAAGACGATCACCGACGAAGGATTCCTCCAGCAGCTGAAACCCGTAGCCGATGTGGGCGAGATGCTGAACCGCGTAGCCGACACGGCTGATAAGCTGGTCGATCTGGCTGACCGACTGGGCTCCGATCCTGTCATCGCCGCGGCCAAGTGGAAGGAGATGAAGGATGGCGCAGTTGACGCAGACTTTACAGTATCTGATTCAGCAGCAACAGGAGATGCTGACCGCGAAAGCGAAGCGGATGGACATGCTCAACAGCCAGATGTACCTGAACGGAATGGGGGAGCTGGAGATGGAGAAGCGATACGCGCACAGCCCGACCTACGAGGTGATGGGCTCAACGGTGATGCGGATACCTCCCGCCGAGTTCAAAGTGCCGATCCAGGTGGACGGGCACCTGAACGAGAACGAAGCCCTGGTGTGGGATCGGATTCGAAACGAACCGATGGGGAAGATCACGGGATTGTCTGCGTCTTCCCCGAAACCGAAGAAGAAACCACAGAGCCCGACCCGCTTTCGGGAGGCGATAGCTGACCGGGAAGAGCGGTCATTTGACCTCAAATTCTGGTCGATCTGGGGCGGCGTCCTGAGCGTAGCCCTGGGCCTGAGCGGCTACTACTGGATCTACGGCAACCTCTCCACCCTACTTCCCTGGTGAAACCATGCCCATCTACGAGTATGAGTGTCGTAAGTGCGGACACACACAGGAGATACACCAGAAGAAGTCCATCCGGCTGGCCATCTGGTGCCCTCAGTGCGCCTCCGGATGCGACCGCAAGTTCCCCCTGGTCGGCGGCTTCCGGTTCAAGGGCCCTGGCTTCTACGCCACCGACTACAAGGACAAGTAAGTGCGATGCGGGGCAGGCAGTTACAGTAGCTGCGTCAGGCTCATATCCTGAAGTGCGCCGGTGCAAGCCCGGTCCCCGCTCCCAACTCCAAGGAGGCCCAAGTGCGATATATCAAAGGATGTTACGGACCCAGCTGCGACCGACTGGTCAAGGTGCACTTCAGGAACGGTGAACTCATCTACGTGCCTCTGGAAACCCTCCACCCCAAGAAGTCCTCCTTCCCGTGGGAGAGCCTCGCCCTGGCTGCCTGCATCTCCATCCTGGGTGTCGGAGCTATCCTCCTTGCCTATATGGTGTTTACCGGGATCTGAGGGGTTTTCAGGATTTCATATCGGAGGTGCCAAGTCTCTCCCCCCACGTCAGCCGCCCGGGGGGAGCCACCCCCTACGGGGGGTGACTCATAACTCCTGCCTCTGGCAGCAGTTATCCCCGCCCACGACGGCCGGCCCAGGAGTAGACGAACGGCTTGCCGGCCGTCGCCCTCCCCGGTCGCCGCCTCGCGTGCGTGACGAGGGTGAGAGACATGCTTGACCTCGTTCAACCTTCCTCGTCCTCTCTCACGCCCGTTCATTATAGGGACCACCTCATTTACAGCGATCACCACGACACCACACGCTGTCCGCCACCAGCTACACGACCCGCCGCCAACATCGGCGGCGTCCAGCCATGCCATGTCATCTCTCTCTCTCGATTCTCGTAAATATGACCTCGATCCACCACGCGTCGATTTCGACGCGCCACCCCCCACCACCCAGACCACGGTCGCCGCGTCTTGTAAAGTCAGCAACCTCGTGCCAGGACCAGTTTTGCTGGCATTCGCCGGCTTCGCCGGCCAGCAAAACAAGCCGTCCTGTCACTCCGGTGTGCTTGACTTGACAAGCCGCTTGGGTGCATTCGAGATCGTGAATCGAGAGAGAGACAGCCTCTCCCAGGCGATTCGAAACCTCATTCCAAGGAGCACACCATGCCATTCCGCAAGCTGCTCAATCCCAACCGCCCCGATGGAAGCTGGCACCGCGATGCGGTGAACGAGCTTTACATGAAGCTGGGTTGGCGAATCAGGAAGCTGCGCTTCGAACACGCGAACAAGCCAAACCGCTGGTTCGTCTATCAAGCCGTTTCCCCTACTTCCTAACGAAAGGAATCCCCCATGAAACGCTTTTTCTCTTTCGACCAGATCAAGCAGGCCGCGCACCACACAGGCGATTACGCCAAGATGGATGCGGACACGGACAACTATCTCCTCTCCCAGGATTTGGAGATCGTGGCACGCTTCCAGCTGAAACGGCTGGCGCGGGACGCACGCAGCATCGAGGGCGACAGCGGCAAGGGCTCGCCCCAGGCGAAGGCCGCTTGGCGTCACTTCTTTGAGATCCGCGATAGCTGGATCGAATCCGGCCAGCTGGGCAGCACGGAGCTGGACAACGGCCAGCTCATCCGGCTGGGCCAGCGCGGCATCCGGCGCTTCAACAGCCTCGCTCCGGCGCTCAGGGCCGCACGCAAGGCCGTGGCCGGCGTCAAGACCATCGTGCGCAACGGCGACGATCCCAAGTATTGGGAGGTTGAGCACGCCCCAGGACAGACGCACGCTTGCAGCGTCTACATGCACCCGCACTTCTTCGAATACTGGATCTACCCGGCCGGCGTCACGCCCCAGGACACCTCCGGCTGGGTCTGCACCTACCAGTGGCATCCCAACCGCACCCTCTGCCACTACCCCGAGAACGTGGATCGCGTCCACGAGGACTTGGTCAACGCTCGGAAGCTCCCCTTCACCTGCACCTTCTGCACCGACCCGACCGACGCGGACACGTACGGCGAGATGGTCGTCCGTGCCTTCACG